AGGGGAATGCTGATGTAGAACAAGCCGTGCGAGAGTTCGCCGCAGTGATCGCCGCCGACCGCGCGGGGCTGGTGGCGAGGGTTGCGGAGTTAGAGAAGTTGCTTGAAAACTTCGCTCGCATGTTTGGCGAACCGATCAAGTCGGAAGCCCGTGCCGCACTCAAGGACACCCGCCATGACTAGCTATGTCTGGACGTTCTCCTGCCGCACTTGCGGCAAAGTCCACACCCCTCTGAATGAAACTCCCTTGGCTGTCGAGACGCACACCTGCGCCGATGTTGGAGAGAATTGCAAGGACACCCGCAATGACTGAACACCCGATTACTCTCACTCTCGCCGAATGGCAGCGCGCCGTTGCCAAGTTTCCGACTTGGCCGACCGACCCCCACCACGCCTTCTCTGTGCTGTCCGAGGAAGTCGGCGAACTGGCCAAGGCTATCGTCCAATATACCTATGAGCCGCACAAGAACGTGACGATGGCCGACATTCGCGAAGAAGCTGTCCAGACCGCTGCAATGGCCCTCCGCTGGATTGCCAGCATCGACCGCTACGACTTCACCCCCGGCAAGCAGCATGAACAACCGATGCAGGCATGGGAGCCGAACCATGATGCCGACGCCTGAACAGATCGCGCGGTCACTGACGCTTGCGTTGGTGCTTATCGCCACCTTGGCCGGATGTGCTCCAAAGAGGGCCTGTGTCGGCGGCGTCCTCTACTACGACGATGGAAGCGGTGTTTATATCCGTGACGAGTGGGCGCGCACCTGTGTGACGCTTGAGGAGAAGAACAATGGATGAGGTTGAGGCTGTTGCGCGGGTCGTCGCGCCCATGATGGAAGGAGGGCGCGAGTTAGATCAGATGCCGAAAGATCGGCGCGAGTTGAAGATTTGGCGGGCATCTGGAATGTGCTCGACGAACGACGCCACGCAGGATGACGCAACCGAACTAGCCCAAGCAGCCATCGCAGCCCTAGACGCAGCGCGCGGGGAGCCTGTCGCGCGGGTGGTGGAGTGGCTGCGGGATCAGACAGTTGGCGATGCAGAGATAGACGGTGGCATTGCAGCCCTTGCAGACGCCATCGAGCGCGGGGAGCCGTTCAATGGTTGAGGTGACGCAGGAGGATCGGGAAGCGGCTGCATCAATCGCGGTGCTGGTCGAAATGCGCGAACTGATCCGAGAAGGCCGCGCCGATCATCATGCGGAGCCATTCGCCCGCCACCGCATCGCAGCCGAGAACGCAGCGATGGAGGAAATCACCGCCCTGCGCGCACGGATCGCAGAGCTTGAGGCGCGCCTCCGTGCCCTGTAGTGTCTGCCAGCAGCCGTTGAGCGAGGGCAACAGGTCCGGGCTGTGCGCCAAGCACTTTCACGCCGACCCTGCCGAGCGCGCGGCCCGGGCGCTGCGCATCCAGCTGCGCTGGGCCGCCAACCGGCCAGCTGCCCTGTCCGGCATCAACGCGCGCAGCCCGGCCTACCGCATGCCAGAAGACCGACGCGCCGAGTACCGGCACCTGCGCCGGAGCAAGAAAATGTCCATGACCGAGGCCCTTCGCGTTATGGGTCTGGAACACCTAAACCCACTACTTGACAACCCGGCGCGGCGCGTCTAGCACCCGTCATTCAACGAAGAGAAGGGGACACTACATGAGCTGGTTCAACCCGTGGGGCGAGGCTGCTGATCTGCGCCGCGAACTGTTGTCCATCAATCATGCTTACAGCTGCTCGCAGGATCGCGAACGCCGGCTGAGGCTGGACCTCAACGCCGCCCGCGACGCCATCGCCGAGCGCGACGGCATGCTGCGCACCGCGCAGAACCGCATCGCCTACCTCGAAGCCCGGCTGTCGCAGGCCGTGTTCCGCGACAAGAAGACGGGCCGACTGCTCCCCAAGGGCAAGGTGACGCTGTGAGCGGTATCGACGAAGCCATCGTCGCGGCGGGGGGCCGCAGCCCACTGGCGCAGCAGCTGGGCGTCACCGTCCAAGCACTGTGCCAGTGGGCAAAGCGCGGCTGGGTGCCGCCCATGCGCGCCATGGAGATCGAACAGCTGTACGGTGTCCCGCGAGCGCGACTGCTGAAGCCGTCGCTCGCCGCCCTGCTCGCCGCCCACTGATCTAGGAGGTCGCCACATGGCGGTCGAACGCACCCCGCCGGGGCTGGATCAGCTCACGGCGCCGGAAGACCTGCGCGCCCTGCCCCAGTGGCTGTGCTGGCGCTACGAGGACCACCCGGGTGGAGGCAAGCCGCTCAAGGTGCCCTACTACGCCCGAGGCGGGCGTCGCTACGGCAAGCAGGGCGACCTCGCCGACCGCTCCAAGCTGGTCTCCTTCGACGCCGCTGTGGCCGCTGCGAGCGAGACCGGGATGGCGGGTGTCGGGCTGGCGCTGCTGCCCGGTGGCTCGATCACCGCGCTGGACTTTGACGGCTGCTTCGACGCGAGCGGGCGCCTGCCACCTGAGATCGCGGCCATCGCCCAGCGCACCTACGCCGAGTACAGCCCCAGTGGTGCCGGTGTCCGTGCCTTCGTGCGCGGCGACCACGGCAACCGGAAATCTGGCAGGCGCGATGGCGGCTACGGCTTCGAGACCTTCGCCTCGTCCGGCTTCGTCACGTTCACCGGCGACGTCCTGCCGGCGACCGACGCGCTCGGCCTCGACAATACCGTCGCGGACCTTGACGACGTCGTCGCTCCCCTGTGCGAGCGGCGCTTCGGCGCCCGCCAGAGCGCAGCGGACCCGGACGATCCCTTCGCCGGGCTGGAGAAGCCGCTCGGCCTCGACGTCAGCGAGATCGAGGAACTGCTCGCCCGGCTCGACCCGGACATGGGCCGCGACCCGTGGATCAGGGTGGGCATGGCGCTCCACCACGAGTGCGACGGCGACGACACCGGCTTTGACCTGTGGAACGACTGGTCGGCGCCCAGCGCCAAGTACCCCGGCGATGAAGCCCTGCGCCAGCAGTGGGACAGCTTCGAGCGACGCAAGGGCGAGCGGCGCCGGCAGGTCACCATGGCCTCGGTTATCAAGATGGCCAAGGACGGCGACGACACCGGCGGCCTGAGCGCGGACGACCTGCGCGCGCTGGTCGGCGACAGCCCGGCGGCCCAAGGCGGGGCGCTGCGGCGCACGCCTGACGACTTCATCGGTCGGTTCCCGGTCGTGTCCGCCGCCGATCTGGCCGCGCGCCCGGGCATCGGCTGGTTCATCAAGGGCGTGCTGCCCGACGCCGACCTCGTCGTGCTCTACGGCGCGTCCGGGTCGGGCAAGACCTTCGTCGCGCTCGACCTCGCCGTCGCCCTGTCACGCGCCGCCGAGTGGCGCGGGCGCCGCACGCGCCGCGCCCGGGTGACAATCATCGCGGCGGAAGGCGGCGGGGGCATGGGCAACCGCATCAAGGCCTACTGCGCGTTCCACAACCTTGACATCGCGGCGCTTGACCTGAGCGTCATCACAGCGGCGCCCAACTTCCTGCTCGACGACGACGTCACCGACGTTGCCGTGGCCCTCGCCGCCTCAGGCGGCTGCGACGTGTTGTTCATCGACACCTTCGCGCAGGTCACCCCCGGCGCCAACGAGAACGCCGCCGAGGACATGGGCCGGGCGCTGCGCAACGTGCGCGTCCTGCGCGACGCGGCGGGCGCCCTGCCGGTGCTGGTCCACCACGCAGGCAAGGACTTGTCCAAGGGGTCGCGCGGCTGGTCGGGCATCAAGGCGGCAGCCGACGCCGAGATCGAGGTCATCAGGCACGAGGACGGCCAGCGCGAGATACACCTGAGCAAGATGAAGGACGGCGAGGACGGCGTGCGCTGGGGCTTCAAGCTGGAGCAGATCATGCTCGGCGTCGACGAGGACGGCGATCCGGTGACCAGCTGCGTCGCGGTCGAGGCGGAGGCGCCGCGCCCTGCCGAGGACGACAAGGGCCGCAAGGGCGTGCAGCGCTACGGCAACGCCGAGCGCCACGTGCTGGAGATCATCGAGATCGAGTACGCCGCCGAGACGTCCGCGCCGTTCAGTGTGCTGGTCGACAAGTGCGCCGCCGCGATGCCCGCACCCGACGCGGGCAAGCGCGACCAGCGCAAGTACACGGCGCAGCGCGCGATCCAGTCGCTGGCAAAACGCAAGGACGGGCCGCTGGCCATCGAACACGGAAAAGTTGTCTTTTGCACTTGACGCCGGTAAAGCAGGCGCTATATCAGGTTTCAGCAACGAAGGAGACAGGACGTGACCCAGTTTATCGCTGACTTCTACCCCAAGACCAAGGCGCGCCCGGCGCAGGTCGACATTCATCAGGTGACCGGCGGTCGCCGCGTCGCCACCCGCGTGTTCGACGTGGCCAACAAGGCCGACGCGCGAGCGCTGGCCGACGCGCACGGCGCCAGCCCCAACAACTTCTAATCGCAACGAAGGAGACGTGAATTGAGCTACCGTATCGAGATCACCGCCGACAGCCTCACCGAGCTGTCCGGCAAGCTGGTGGCACTGGCCGCCCAGATGCACGGCAGCGCGCCGAGCGCCGAGGCCGTGGAGGAGAAGCCCAAGGCGACGCGCAAGCCCGCGAAGACCGAAGACAAGCCGGTCGAGGCGAAGGCCGAAGAGGCCCCGGCAGCCGAACCGGAACAGAAGGCTGTCGACTTCGACAAGGACATCACCCCCAAGGTGCTCAAGGTCGTCGAACTCAAGGGCCGCGCCGGTATCGAAGGCGTCCTGAGCCAGTTCGGTGTCGCCAAGGCTTCGCAGGTCCCGGTCGACCAGCGCGGCGAACTTCTTGCGGCCCTTGAAGCCGCTCTGGCCGAAACGGAGTAACAGACAATGCGCGACCTCAAGGGCATCATCGAAAGCAACATCGAAGCACGGGCCAACCGCAATGGCGTCCGGCTGCTGAACGAACTCAAGCACACTCTCGACGCGTTGCCGGAAGACAGCCCGCGCCGGATCAGCGCGCAGGCGCTGTGGTCCGAGATCGTCGGCGACGAGTTCGTCAAGACGGCGAACACCGGGCCGCACGAGTACATTCCGGCGTGACACTGTTCTCCGGGCGGTTGAGCACGCCGCCCGGGGTTCAGGCGAGAGGTGGTTGGCACGGTTCTGGACGGCAGGTGGATGCCAGCCTTTTCCCAGCAAGTTGCGCAACTGCCGTGTTTCTGAGTTTTTCCTTTCCGGGCTTCCCTCAGCAAACCACCTCTCACCTGAACCAGCAACGAAGGAGACGACACCCATGAGCGCCCACGCTCGCCTTTCCCCGTCCAGCGCCCACCGCTGGCTGCGCTGCCCCGGCAGCATCGCCCTTGAGGCGGACATTCCCGACAGCGGCTCGTCCTATGCCAACGAGGGCACGGCAGCCCACGCGCTGGCCGCCGGCCACCTCGACGAGGACTGGGTCTTGGCGGACTACGTCGGCCAGAAGTGGGCCGTCGACGAGGCCGACGGTTCGGTGGCCTACGTGCCGATCACGCAGGACATGGTCGATCACGTCCACGACTACTGCAAGCTGGTCCGCGAGTACGCCGAGGGCGGCACGCTCAAGGTCGAGCAGCGCGTCGACTTCAGCCCCTACATCGGCGCCGAGAACTCGTTCGGTACGTCCGACGCCATCGTCGCCAAGGGCAACGAACTGATCGTCATCGACCTCAAGTTCGGCATGGGCGTGCGCGTCGACGCGCAGGACAACGAACAGGCTCAGCTCTACGCGCTGGGCGCCCTGAACGACTGGTCGATGCTCTGCGACTTCGAGCGCGTCACCATGGTCATCCACCAGCCCCGGCTTAACCACGTCAGCGAGTGGTCGGTGACCGTGGCCGAGTTGGAAGCGTTCGGGGATCGCGCACGCAAAGGCGCAACCGATGTTCTCGACGCTCTTAGCGACGGCGAGGACGCCGACCACTTCGCCCGCGAGTACCTCCAGCCCGGCGAGAAGCAGTGCCGCTTCTGCCGCGCCAAGGCCGTGTGCCCGGCGCTGCGCGAAGAGGTCGCGGGCACGGTCGGCGGCGCCTCGGCGGCGAGCGTCGAGGACTTCGCGATGTTCGTGCCGGACACGGTCGACAGCATGGTCGGCGACAACTACCTGCCGGTGGCCATGGCCAAGGTCGGGCTGGTCGAGGACTGGTGCAAGGCGATCCGGGCCGAGGTCGAGCGGCGGCTGCTCGCCGGCAAGACGGTCGACGGCTTCAAGTTGGTGCAGGGCCGCCGTGGCCCGCGTGCTTGGACGCAGGCCGCCGAGGTCGAGACCCTGCTCAAGAAGTCTTTCCGCTACCGCGACGAGCAGGTATACGAGCAGAAGCTGATTTCGCCGACGGCAGCCGAGAAGCTGCTCAAGGAGACCCCGAAGCGCTGGGACAAGGTCAAGACCTTCATCGCCCAGAGCGACGGGAAGCCGTCCGTGGCCCCGGCCACAGACCCCCGTCCGGCCTTGGACGTGGGCAACACTGCGGACGAGTTCCGCGCACTTGCAAGTAAGGAATAGAACGATGACCAAATTGATGCTGAAGGACAAACGTATCGGCTTCCCTGCTCTGGCGACGCCGCAGGCAATCGGCGATGGCGAACCGGCCTACGGTGGGCGCCTCATCATCGACCCCAGCGACGACGATGTCGCCGTGATCGACGCGGCGATCCGCGAGGTCGCCAAGGAGAAGTGGAAGGACACCGCCGAGGACGTCCTCGCCGTGCTGCGCGAAGAGAAGCGCATCTGCTTCGAGAAGTCCGCCTACCGCAACAAGAAGACCGGTAAGGTCTACGACGGCTTCGAGGGCAAGTTTTCCCTCGGGACGCGCAACCCCAAGGTCCGTCCGACCATCGTCGACCGCTTCGGCAACGAAGTGACCGACACCAGCGAGATCGGGCGCCTGATCTACTCGGGCTGCCGGGTCAACGCCCGGGTTGAGTTCTGGGCGCAGGACAACAGCTTCGGGCGGCGCATCAACTGCTCGCTGCTCGGCGTGATGTTCGCCGGCGACGACCAGAACTTCGGCGGAGGCTCCCCGGCGGCTGCGGTCAGCGACTTTGCGTCGCTCGCCCAGAAGGCCGAGGACTTCCTCTGATGCCGGGCGAGGGGCACAACAGCGCTGGCGAGGAACTCCAGCGCTTTGTGGAACGCGTCGAGCGTCTCAACGAGGAGAAGCAGGGCATCGCCGACGACGTCAAGGACGTCTTCACCGAGGCGAAGTCGCGCGGCTGGGACGTCAAGGTCATGCGCAAGATCATCGCCGCCCGCAAGGTCGACGCCGAGAAGCGGCAGGAAGAACGGGCCTTGATCGAGACCTACGCTTCTGCGCTTGGCATGGACTACGTCTGAAGCTAATAAGGGGGTACGGCGGCAGGTGGAAGTCTCTGCCGCCGTACCCTGCCCTCTGGTGGGCCGCGTCGCGAATGGGTGTCCCTTCCCTTCGTTGCTGACGCGGCGCGGTCCTCCAGACGGCAGGGACACCGACCACCATGACAGACGAACTATCCGCAGCTCTTGAAGAGGTGCGCCAGACACTCCGCTACCTTTACCACGATCCGTCTCCGCACGCGCCGGAGGTGCCGTTCACTCTGCGCGAGGCGCTCGACGCGCTGTTCGCGGTCGCGGACAAGGAGCGCTTCCTGTGACCACGTTGTGGCTCGACCTCGAAACGTATAGCGACGTGCCCATCACGCACGGCACGCACCGCTACGCCGAAGAGGCGGAGGTGCTGCTTGCGGCCTACGCCTACGATGACGAACCTGTGCAGGTTCGCGATGTCAGCGGCCCGGGCGAGTGGGAAGCCTTCGCGCCGGTAATCCAATACATGGCCGACGAAGCCGACGAGGTTGTGATCCACCACAGCGCGTTCGACCGCACGGTCCTGCGCCACTGCGGCGTGACGATCCCCGTTGGCAAGGTCCACGACACCATGGTGCAGGCGCTGGCCCACAGCCTGCCCGCCTCGCTTGGTATGCTCTGCGACGTCCTCGGTGTGCCGCAGGACAAGGCTAAAGACAAGGCTGGCAAAAAGCTGATACAGCTGTTCACGAAGCCGAGGCCAAAGAACCAGAAGTTGCGGAGGGCTACGCGTGACACACACCCCGAAGAGTGGGCAGCCTTCATCGAGTACGCCCGGCTCGACGTGGACGCAATGCGCGACGTACGTGCGCGGATGCCACGATGGAATAGTAGCCAGTGTGAGCGCGAGCTGTGGCTCCTCGACCAGAACATTAACGACCGTGGCATCGCCGTCGATCTTGAGCTTGCCCGATCCGCTCTCCGAGCTTTTGAGCGAACTTCACGAACTCTGGCCGCTGCTACCCGAGAGCTGACCGGCGGCGCGGTCGCCAGCACCACCCAGCGCGCCAAGCTGCTGGAGCACCTCTCGGACATGGGCGTCACACCCGACGATCTGAAGAAGGGCACCGTCACCGCGCTGCTCAAGGGCGACAACCTGCCGGACGACGCCCGGGAACTGCTGGAAATGCGCCAGCAAGCCGCCGCGACGTCCCCGGCGAAGTACAAGGTCATCCTCAACGCGGCGTCGGCTGACAGGCGGCTGCGCGGCCTGATCCAGTTCTGCGGCGCCGGGCGCACAGGCCGCGATGCAGGCCGCCTGTTCCAACCCCAGAACCTTCCCCGCCCGACCCTGCCGAACAGCGTGATCGAGCAGGGTATCGCGGCAATGAAGGCCGACTGCGAGGACCTGATCTGGGACAACGTCAGCGAACTGTGCGCCAGCGCGATACGCGGCTGTCTCGTGGCGCCGCCGGGCAAGAAACTGGTCGTGGCCGACCTGTCGAACATCGAAGGCCGGGTGCTGGCTTGGCTGGCCGGCGAGGACTGGAAGATCAAAGCATTTGCCGACTTCGACAAGGGGATCGGCGAAGACCTCTACGTCCTGTCCTACGCGCGCTCGTTTGGTTTGCCGGTCGAAGCGGTGCTTGAGAACAAGAAGCAAGGCGGCAACTTCCGGCAGATCGGGAAAGTTCAGGAGCTGTCCTGTCTAGGCCCTGATACCCTAGTGTTGACAAATAACGGGCCTAAGCGCATAGTTGAGATATCTAGGACCGACGCTTTGTGGGATGGTGTAGAATGGGTGGCGCACGAGGGGTTGCTGGCGCGGGGGCTGAAGAAAACACTTTGGCTGGACGGAGTGGAGTTGACCCCGGACCACGAGGTGTTGGCAGGCGGGACTTGGCTTACGGCGACGATGGTCGCTTCCTGCCAGAACACCCGCGCCCTAGCATCGGCGACCGGCACGGAGAGCTTGAGGTCGTCGGGTTACACCTCGGGGCGCGGGGCGGCCTCCTCAGCGTTATCGTGCGCTGCTCATGCGGGCGGGAACCGTACAGCGTGCACATCAGCAATCTCCGCAGAGGAGCTAGCACGCGGTGCCGTAAGTGCGCGCGCGACGCGGCAGCCAGCACTCGCAGCAAGTACAGTGGTTACAGAGGAGTGTGCCCGGACGTCGAACACCGGCAGCGCTTACTCGCCCGCATATACGCCTGCATCCGTCGGTGCAACAGCCCTCGCGACAAGGGCTACCACAACTACGGAGGGCGCGGCATCCGCGTGCACGCGCCGTGGGTGCGGGACAAAAGAGCGTTCCTCGCCTATCTCACAACCCTTGACGGATGGGACGTACCAGAACTCGAACTCGATAGACGGGACGTCAACGGAAACTACGAACCGGGGAATATCCGGTTCATCGGCAAACGGGCTAACAGAAACAACGTGCGGAAAGTGCGAGACATGCAAGAACGCATCGAGTTTCTTGAGGCCTGTCTACGACATTGCTCATGCGGGGCCGCGAAACCGTTTCACGGTACTGAGCGATAGCGGCGCACTCGTAGTACACAATTGTGGTTACCAAGGGGGCGTCGGTGCCTACGTGACGATGGGCGCGAACTACGGGGTCGACCCTGTCGCGCTGTCGGCTGCCGTCAAGGCGACCGTCAGCGGCGAACTGTGGGCCGCGACCCGCGACAAATACGAGACGCGCTGGGCGGCGGGGCTGGAGCCGGAGGCGTGGACCGGGATCAAGATCATCGTGGATGCGTGGCGCAAGGCGCACTCGCGGATCGTGTCGCTGTGGTATGACCTCGACGACATCGTCAAGAGCGCGATCCGCAACCCGGGCGAACGCTTCGAGGTGCGCGGCATCGTCGCTGACACGCAGGTCGTGGCGGGCATCCGCTGGCTGCGCGTGCGCTGCCCCTCGGGCCGCTATCTCAGCTACCCCAGTCCGTCGGTCGGCGAGCAGTGCCCGACGTGTCTCGGCGCGGGCGAGTGGCGCACCACGGTGGGCGGTACGATGGAGGACCCCCGTCCGCCGCGCGTCGAGGTGACGGTGTGCCAAGAGTGCGGCGGCTGCGGCAAGATCAACGCCCACCAGATATTCTACGACGGCCTGAACCAGTACACCCGCAAGTGGGACCGGCTGGAAACCTACGGTGGCAAAGTGGCGGAGAACCTGACCCAGTTCACCGCCCGCGACATCTTCATGGGCGGCCTGCGCCGGGCGGAGCAATCCGGCTACCCGGTCGTCCTGCGCGTCCACGACGAACTCGGCTGTGAGGTGCCGGACGAACCCGAGTACACCGCCGAGAGACTATCAGCCCTGATGACATCGGGCGAGAGCTGGACTATCGGCCTGCCGCTGGCTGCGGCTGGGCACGAGATGAAACGCTACGCGAAACTGGACTAAGGAGAACACCAATGGCTGTGAGACGACGCAACGGCACCTACGACGTGTCCTGCGATGAGTGTGGCGGGGACTGCGACTACGCGGAACCCAACTTCCGCGAGGCCGTCGCCCGCTTCAAGGACGATGGCGGCAAGGTCTACCTCAACGACGAGGACGAGTGGCGTCACGCCTGCGCGGACTGCCGCACGCGATGACCCCCGCAGGCAGGCTCCAGAAGCACCTGCGCGAGGTCGTGGAGCGAACGGGCGGCCACTACCGCAAGGTACGGTGGGAAGGCCGCCGGGGTTGTCCTGACTGCTACGTATGGTGGGACGGCGCCCGGCACGCGTGGATCGAGATCAAGGCCGAGGGCGACCGGATCAGCGCGCTGCAGGAGCGCGAGCACCGCCGCATGGCAGACTGCGGCCTGCCCCTGTTCATCGCCCGGTCGGTTGAGGACATCGACCGCATTGTTCAGGGCTTGACAGCACCTAAAGCGTGTGCTTGAAGGGCGGCAGCAACGAAGGAGACACCGACATGGGCTTCGCCTACGGAACACCCGTGCACAAGTACACGACACTGGCCGACGCGGAAGCAGCGGCCATCGCCAAGCACTCGCACTACTACAATGACGCGCCGGGCTGGTTAATCCGGGCCGAAGCCGTCAGTTACAGCTACGTCATCTGCGCCGACCGCGAGGAGTACGGTTCGACGGCAGCCGACATTGAACTGTGGGCGTTCCCAGTCGAACGGTACACGCCTTACGGCGCTACCATGGCGGACATCTGGAGCGGCGCTCGGAAGCGCTGGGTGGACCTGCGCCCGAACGCCAAGCAGTGGGCCAGCCGCACGGCGGACGAGGCTGTGCAGCAGTTGATGTTGCGCCGCAAGCGGCAGCTGTACGTGCTGGCTCGCCAGACCTATCGAGCGCAGTACGAACTCGATCTGGCGAGGGGTGTGCTGGCGCTGCAAGGGGCGGAAACGAAGGAGACGACGCCGTGAACCACATTATGCTCGACCTCGAAACATGGGGCACTCGCTCTGGCTCTGGCTCTGCGCTGCGCAGTGTCGGCGCCTGCGTGTTCACCATGCAGGGCGCGATCCGCGAGACGTTCTACCACAACGTCGACAAGGCGTCGTGCGAGGCGCTGGGCCTGACGATTGACCCGGAGACCGAGAAGTGGTGGGCCGACCAGTCGCAAGCAGCGCAAGACGCCCTGATCCCCGACCAGCGGCCTTTGGCTTTCGTCCTCGGCGAGTTCCTGAAGTTCTGGGACGCGGTCGGCGGCGAGTACATCTGGTCGCACGGCGCTAACTTTGACGAGGTTCTGCTCCGCGCGGCCTACGATGCTGCCGGGCTGGACGCGCCGTGGAAGTTCTGGAACGTGCGCTGCTCGCGCACGGTGCTGGCGCTGGGCAACCGCAGGCCGCAGCGCGGAGGCGGCACGCACCACAACGCGCTCGACGACGCCAAGGCACAGGCAGTAGCAGTCGCAGCAGCGCTGCGGGCCGGGATCAAGGCGTAGTGCCGCCTGTTCCTAACCGAGGCCTCCCGCCGGAAGGCACTCTGCGTTATCTCTTCGATTTGGACGCGGACCGTGGGCTGTTGGTGCGTCGGGTGACCCGCGCGCACAACGCCCAGAAGGGCGCGGTGGTCGGAACGGTGGACGGCAAAGGCTACTTACACGTGAACATTCTGGGCCGGTTCTACCGGGTGCACCGGATAGTCTATCTGCTGCACTACGGATGCAACCCCGACGCGCACATTGACCATATAAACGGGGTTCGTTCTGACAACAGGCCGGTTAACTTGCGCGTCGCAGACGACAAGCAAAACCAAGGAAACGTGGCGGGGTACGCCCACAACTCGTCGGGCTTCAGAGGCGTGTCGCGCAATTCCAAGAGCGGAAAATGGCATGCGCAGATTAAAATAGGCGGAGTGCAGACCTACTTAGGCCGGTTCGACACGCCTGAAGAAGCCGCGAATGTTTACACCGCAGCGGCTAAAGCCCACTTTGGAGAGACGTATTTCCGTGGCTGCTAGCTTCAAACCTCACGACTACCAGCTCCCGGCGATGGACCATCTGCTCCATCTTCGGCGCAGTGCGCTGTTCGCGCCAATGGGTTCGGGTAAATCGGTGATGACTGGCACGGCCCTCGCCCGGTTGGACTACGTCGAGGACGTCTTCCCCGCGCTTGTCCTCGCGCCCAAGCGCGTGGCGGCGGCGACATGGCCCGACGAGATCGTCAAGTGGCCGCACCTCCAGCACTTGCGCGTGTCGTGCGCGGCGGGGTTGCCACTGAAGCAGCGCGTCGCGGCGCTGCGCAAGGACGCCGACATCACCACCATGAACTACGACCAGCTGGCTTGGCTGGTCGAGTTCTGGGGTGACGACTGGCCGTACAGGACCGTGGTTGCTGACGAACTAACACGCCTGAAATCGTTCCGTATTCGGCAGGGTGGCCGCCGCGCTGCGGCGCTGGGCAAGGTCGCCCACAGCAAGGTCACCCGCTTCATCGGCCTGACCGGAACGCCCAGCGCCAACGGTCTCAAGGACCTGTGGGGGCAGCTGTGGTTCATCGACAAAGGCGAGCGGCTGGGCAAGACGTTCAGCGCGTTCGAGCAGCGCTGGTTCGCCAAGAGCCGCGACGGCTTCGGGCTGGAGCCGCACCCGTGGGCGATGGCCGAGATCATGGCTCTCATCAGCGACGTCTGCTTGACCGTCGACGGCCTGCCGGTCGATGAACCGATCCGCAACAAGCTCTACGTCGAACTGCCTCCGGCGGCGCGCTCGCTCTATCGCCAGATGGAGAAGAAAATGTTCGCCGAGATCGAGGGGCGCGAGGTGTCGGCTGTCCACGCGGCGGCGCGGACCAATAAGGCTCTCCAAATCTGTAACGGCGCCGTGTACGTAGACCCCGACGATCAGGACAGTCCGTGGGAGGCCCTGCACGACGCCAAGCTCGACGCCCTCGAAAGCGTGATCGAGGAGGCCGCCGGGATGCCGGTGCTGGTCGCGTACTCGTTCAAGAGCGACTTGGCCCGCATCCTGAAGCGCTTCCCGCAGGCGCGGCATTTGGATGCCGACCCTGATACGATCCGCCAGTGGAACGCAGGCAAGATACCTGTGCTGGTGGCCCATCCGGCGTCTGCCGGCCATGGCCTGAACCTCCAGTACGGCGGCAACATCTTGGCCTTCTTCGGGATCGACTGGGGGCTGGAGAACCACATGCAGATCATCGAGCGCATCGGCCCCCAGCGCCAGAAGCAAGCGGGCTTCGACCGCCCGGTGTTTGTTCACTACATCATGGCCAAGAACACCGTGGACGACATGGTATTCGACAGGCTTGTCAACAAGAAATCGGTGCAGGACGCCCTGCTCGACGGCCTCAAACGACGGAAGGAGACAGAACAATGCTGACGTTCAAGGAACTGGAGGAGCCGGTTTCGGGCTGGGCGCTCGACCGCATCGAGCGGACGCGCGGCGGCCTGTGGGAGGTGACGCTGCGCCGGGGCGAGACTTTCGGGCGCCTCCTGACAGGAGCGGCCTGCCGCACCCTCGAAGCGGCGTGGGGCAGCGTCTGCATCGCGGCGGAAAATGCCGACGCCCGATCTGGCGACCGTGAAAGGATCGCGCGATGAACTCGGCGGTGAATTGCGCCCACGGCGTTCCCCACAACCTGCTGTGCGGGGCCTGTGCCTCGGCACGTGACATCGACGCCACGCTGGCCGAACGCGGCAACCGCTATGGGTCGTTCGTCGACCATGCCTGCATCGCGCAGGGGCTGCAAGATTACCTGCGCGACCAGAAAGGCTGGCGGCGACTGGAGCCGGACCAGAAGCAAGCGCTGACGGTCATCTGCGACAAGATCGCGCGGATGCTCAACGGCGATCCGAACTACCGCGACAACTGGCATGACATCGCCGGCTACGCCAAGCTGATTGACGACCGGCTGGCCAGTGAGGGGTTTTAGCCCTTCACTGCCAACGACGACACGCGACCGCCTCTGCGCTTCTTGCGCACCGGCGGTCGCGGCTTTTCCGCAGTCCTGCGCTCGATGCCGCGCAGCAGCTTGTCGGTGATGACACCGCTCCGGGGCTTCATCTGCAACGCCCTGAGCGAGGCGCCTCGTGCCTGCACCTCGCGCGGTTGGATCGGAATGTCGAACGCGTCGTCGCTTCCCCGGGCCATCAGCTCAGGCAGCAGGTCGAGCGCACCGACTGTCTCGCGCAGGCGCCCGATGCCTTCGCCCGGGACCGAGGTGCGGTACGACGGATGTGTCGACGGCTCCAGCACGGAGGCCGCGTCGATCATGCCGACATTGCGCAGCGAAGTGAGCGGCGCGCCTACCTGCGCAGGATCGCTGATCGCAGCGCGGGCCTCGCCCATACCCAGCCCGCCGCGCAGCCGGTACTGGTCGAGCAGCCGGTTGAGCGCGCTGCGCTGGCCGCCTGAAGCTTCGCGGAACAACTCGTAGCTGGCCGGATCATCCGCCGAGCGAAAATCAGGCACGATGCCCGCCACGTCGCGGTTGAGCCGCCCGAGGTCGCGCTTGCCCATCGTGTCGGCGGCGTAGCGCAGCATCAGTTCGCGCGGCATGTGCGCGAAGTCGACGGCTTTCGGCCCCATCGTCCATGGCAGGAACACCGGGTTCTGGCCGTGCGACGCGCGCAACTGGCGGGCGAGTGCCATGTGGGCGCCTGCAGGTCCGAGGTCGGACGCCCAGACCGAGTTCGGCGCCTCGAACATATAGTCCTGCCCGCCCATGCGGCGCACAGGCTGGCTCAGGTCGACGTCATTGACCGACGTGATCTCATCACCAGCAGCGGACAAGTCCGACATCGACGTGATGAAGGGGCGGCCTTCCAGATCGAAGATGCTCAGGTCTTCAGGCTGCTGGGTCTGGCGAGGGCGCAGACCGACGGACAGGCTCTCGACCTTGGGCAGTTCGCCCTTGCGGTGCTCGACAGCGGTGGCCGGTACGCGCGTCGTGGCCGGGATCAGCGGTTCGAGGTCGGCCACTGTCTCGCCGCCGGGCAGCATCATGTACTTGGCGTCGTAGGGGTCCCACGCGTCCTTCATCTGGCCGTCGATGACGCCGACGCCCTTGCTGTCGACGTGGGCCATGGCCTTCTGGCTGAACTGCTTGGTGAGCTGCGCCATTTCCTCGGAGGTCAGCGGCTTGTCGAGCAAGGCGATGAGGGTCGGCTCAGTGCCCGACTTGCGGACCTCGCTCTGGACGATCTTGCGCCCGGTGCTGCGGATCGCGCGCTTGACCTCGGCGGCCTTCACCCGGCCCGGGCCGCCGGGCATGTCAGCGTCGATGGCAAGGCCGAAGTTGATGACAGCCTTGGGCTTGCGCACGACGGTCGTGGCTGCCCGGACAGGAGCCTTGCGCGCGGCCTTGACCGCAAGGTCTTCGGCGGCAGTCTTAGCCCCGCGCTCCGCAGCGATCTTCAGGATTTTGGACAGAAAGCTCATGCGTCAGCCCCGGCGAACGGATAGCGGGTTGTGGCAGAAGCAGCGGTCTGCGTCTACCTTGCCGCCGACGGCGTAGCCTTGGAAGTGGGGCGCGTACTGCTCCCATTCCGCAGGTTCGGCAGCGTATCGCCGGAAGTACGACCGCTTGGTGTCGTCAACTTCCCCGAAGCGTCGCTGAAGCCCCTCGTCCAGTTGCGCCTGCGTGATGTACCGCCCGTCCGGCAGCTTGACCAAGCCGGTGTTCCCGAGGTCGCCGATGTTGCCCCACTGCTGGCTCTTCACGAAGTCCTGCACGAACGGCAGGTAGTCGTCCTTCGGCGCACGGTTCTGCTTGCCTTTGATCTGGACGATGTCCTCGGGGCCGGTAGCGTTGGCCGCCCGCCACGCGTCGGCGAGTTCAGCCTGCCGTTTTAGGCTGAAAGCGTCCCACTCACGCGACGTCTGAAAACGTCGGGCGTCGGCTTCTTGCGCAGCTTGTTTTTCGATGGCGTAACGAGCTTCTCGGTCGGGTGCCGCTTTGTAAGGTGCCGTCTCAATCGTCACGTGCGGCTCGCCCCGCGCGTCGCGCAGCGAGAAGATGCGGCGGCGGCCCGACAGCACGTCGCCGCAGTAGCCGCCGACACAATGCCCCATGGTGTCGCCCTCGTAGCGCAGGGCGTCTTGCAAGTGCCGCCGCAGTTCGGGCGGGTAGTAGCCCCGCAAGGCCTCCTCGGCGCTTTTCGCGGTTATTTCGTCGCCGTCAGGGGTCTCAAGTACGTAGCGATCCTCGCCGCTCGCGGTTCGGTAGCGACGAGGTTCTGGCGTTGCGTAGCCCTCCGGCACGTCTGGCTTCCGCAACTCCACCCAGCGCAGCCCCATCGGGTTGTTCTCGGTGTACTCCTTGAACGTGTGGATCGCGGGACTGCTCAAGTTGCTCAGCGCGGCCTGCTCCATCTGCTTGGCCCGCCACTGGTTGATGCGGCCCACGCGCTCGACGGCTTGCGGAAACGACATGCGCGCGAGGCTCTCTGGGCGCACAGCGAGGTCGGCGGGGATGCCAGTGACGTCGGCGTTGAACGCATTGTCCATTTCGTCGATGAAGTGCGACAGGTCCAGACCGCCAGCGTGGATGCCGTAGACTTTGTCGGTCGACGGCTGCTTGGCCAGCCACGGCATCGTAGCCATCGCCGTGCCGCGCAGGTCGTCTCCCGCGCCGGGCATGCCGCCGAGTTCGTTGGGCGGGAACATGATGTGCTGGATCGGGTCTTCCATCAACGCGCTGTTGACAGTCCGCCCCCAGCTTTCAGGCGTCATTTCCGGGTCAAAATGCAAACCCCGCGCCGCGAGATCGCGAAGCGGGTCGTCCGGCGTTCCGAAGTCATTCTTGAAGTATTTGGTCAAGGCCTTCCGAAGCCACTGCTCGCGCGGCCCGGGGACGTTGGTGCCAGTGAACATTCCGTCGAAACTGTTCTCCGGCACGAACTGCGCGTCGCTCAACCCGAACCCGCCTGCCAACGCACGAGCTGCATTCTCTGGCGACGTTCGCATACCCAGATCGGGCCTGTCGGCCCACCACTGCCCGCCCTTGGGCTTGGCCGCGTACTCCGGCAGCCCGGGGCCGGGCTTCGGCAGGGCCAGCACCTTCTTCGGTGCGGGCAGCGCCTTGGGCTTCGGAGGCGCCTTGGGCTTTGCTGCCAGCGTCGGCGCCCGGGGCCTGACCGCGAGGTCCTCGGCAGCACGCTCCGCCGTCTTGGCGCCCTTGCGCACGGCGAGCTTCTCCGCGCCCTTCTCGGCGGCGATCTTGGCTAGGCGACTTAGCAGGCTCAAACTTCACCCCCCTTGGCGTAGCCACGAGGGCCTTTCCTGATCGGGCGCAACCCGGTCACCGGATCGAACACGTTAGCAGCAGCCCGCCCGCCCGTGAAGCTCGGGTTGCGGTAGCCGCTGTACCCGTACTCGCGGACCATACGCGCGAAATCGGGGATGGCTGTCCTGCCGGGGTTGAGCGCGCGGGCCAGCCGCACGATCTCTTCCGGGTCGCTGGCGATGTCATACAGGCCCTGAAGCTGCGCCTCGTAGGCAAAGGGCGATACAGCCTCGACCACCCCTTCAGGCACGACCGCGCCTTCCGGGCCGATGTAGAAGCTGGTGTGCTCGCGGGGCGATCCCTTCGCGCCCTTGATCGCCCAGTCGTCGCCCCGGTGCCCGGTGCCATAGAACGACGGGTCGGTAGCCGTCAGGCCTTCGGTGTGACTGAGGTGGACGGCCCGTTCCGGCCCGGTCGGCGCTGCCGGGCGGATCACGCCGCGCAGGTAGTCCGGCATGCCGCCCGCCGTCATCGGGTCGAGATACTCCGGCGGCAGCAGGACCGGGGTCTGCGGCGCGAACTGGGTATCGGCGCCGATGTCCCGCAGCTGCGCCCGCAGCTTAGCGAGCACAGGGTCGTCGCCGGCGGGATCGCCGCGCATGCGCAGCCAGCGCTCCTGATCGGCGATCTGTCCCAGCAGCGGCGCCCGGGCTTCGAGGAGGGCGACGTTGAGCGGGCTGTAGTTGACGAGGCTGTTCTGGCCGCGCGTCTCGCTGAGCAGCGCCATCTGCGCCAGCGGCGACAGCATCTGGTGGTGCGACGCGTAGGCTGCCTCCTCGCCGCCCGGGCGGAAGGTCGTGCCCTGCGTGCCGTGGCCGAAGTAGTCGTGGACGGCGCGGAACTGCTCGTTGGCGGTCAGCCCCGTCGCCGGGTCGATGTCGCTCAGGTACGGGTGCGGGTCGCCGCCCCGGAAGACGTTGAGGTTGCCCTCACCGAGCACGTCGCGCAGCATGGCGCTGGGCGTGTCGTACTCGCCGCTGCCGTGGTGGTAGGACATGCTGACCGGCAGTTCGTCGAACTGCTGCGTCGCTTCCTTCGCCAGCTGCCGGTACGCGGCCTCGGTCAGTTGGTCGTAGTTCTGCGCCCCGGCCTGTTCGACGACTTCGGGCATGACCGCGCCGTAGCGCTCGAAGATCGCGCGCTTGTAGTCGGGGTTCTCAGAGGCCGCTTCACGGAACGCGCGGGCAATGCCGCTCTGCCTTTGCAGCGAGGTCTTCGGCGCGGGGAAGTTGGCGTCGTAGTCGCGGCCCAGCTGCTTCAGGGTGTAGTCCTGCGCGATCTGCGCGGGCTGGTTGACTTCCGGGTTGCTCAGCAGCGCCCGCAACTCGGGGAGCGACGCGCCGCGCGCGGCTGGCGTGGTCTTGGGCACAGCCCCCGCGCGCTGCACCAGCAGCCGGTCGCCGACTTCCTTGACCGCAAAGCTGGGTCGTTCAGCGACCTTGGCGGCAGCCTTGACGACTTTCTTGCCGCCCTTGGCCCCGGCACCGCCAAGCGGGATGAAGTTGAGCGTTTCGAGGAGACCGGCCTGCTGCTCGACGTTGCGGGCGTCGTCCGCCTTGCCCTCGCTGCGCAACTTGGCGCCCTTGCCGACAGCCGTCACCGCTTCGTAGCCGGGCAGCAGGCTGGCGGCGAAGCCGAGCGGGTCTTCCTTGGCCTCATCCCAGACAGCGCCCGGGATCGCCGCGAGTACGCTCGGCGCCACCTCGGCCACCGTGCGGGCGTCTTCCTTGAACTGCTTCGGCGTCGTGCGCCGCGCGTAGGCCGTGGCGCCCTTGGCCAGCCGCCCGGCCTGCTCACCCGCCGCGAGCGGCAGAGCCGCCGGGTTCATCTGGATGAGCGTGTTGGCCGCGCTCGCGGCGTAGTCCTTCAGGCCCGGCCCCTTCTTGCGGGTGGGCTTGGGCAACGGCTTAGGGCGCGCGGCGCCCTTCGGCGTGGCGGCCTTGGCTCCGCGCGCTTTCCACTCAGCGGGGATCGCGACATCGGCTTCGGGTTGCTCCTGTTCCCAGCGCGGGCGGCGGATAGTCCAGTCGGTCACGTGGGCCTACCTCCCAGACGCGTAGCGGTCGAGTTCCTCGTAGTCGAGCGGCGCCGCCGACACGCCGTACTTGCGCAGCATTTCATCCCGCTTGCGCTGCTCGGCGGCGTGGGCGCCCTCGCCAAGCTGCGACGCGACCAGCGCGGCTTGCGGGTTGTCCTGATACTTCTGGAGCAGCCACTGCGCAGCGGCCCGGCTGGTGTCCACCGCAGGCTCGGCCACGCGGGCAGCGGTGCCTGCCGCCTGCCCGGCGCCGTGCGCCATTTCGCCCATGACCCGGGGGCTGAACAGCGGCGCCATCGCCGCCTGCGGCCCCCACAACGGTACGCCGCCGAGCACCCCGGCGCCCCCGACACCCACCGCCGTGGCAGCCTGCAGGCCGCGCGGCGTCCACGACGAGGCGGACTGGCCAGCGATGGACGGCATCAGAGTGCCACTCGGGTCGAGCGCAGCGAGCCGTTCGGCCATGCCGGTGCGCGTGCCGTAGTTGGTGTAGGCGTTGTTGCGCATGACCGACTGCAGGCGACGCACGGCCTGTTCGATGTTCGGTTGCTTGCCGCGCGCCGCGCCAAGAGAGAACGCGCTCTCCAGCTGCTGGACTTCCTTCGCGGCTTTCTCGTAGTCGCGCATGATGTTGGCGTAGACCGGGTCGTGGTCAACCAGCTCCTTCTTGATCGCGCCATAAGCCTTGCCCGCGATCCGGGCTGCGTCACGGTCGAACGCGCCGCCGATCTTCGACCCGATGTCGTACACGTCTTGCTTGAACTGGTCCATCGCCAGCGGTTCGAGGAGCGTCGGGTCGTCGGCAGCCTTGGCGGCGTAGTGCTCGACCGTGTCGTTCATCTGCTCCCACGCGGCGTGGTCGCTGGGACGGCGGGGCGCGTCGAGCATCGTGTCGTAGTTCTTCGGCTTGACCCGGGCCAGCGCCATGCGGACGTTGTTGATGTCAAGCGGCACCGGCTGGCGCCCGAACTGCTGCATGGCCTGCGTGTAGGCCTGCGACGCCTTGTTGCGCAACTCGGCCACGCCCTCGCGGGCCGCGTCGACCAGACCTTCGCCTGCTGCGCCGGGGCTGCGCATGCCTTCGGTGAACGCATCGCTCGCCGCCGTCGGCGCACCGACCTTGCCGCGCTCGAACCCGGCCTTGGCCCCTTCGCGCAGCGCGCCGCCCCCGACGCCGGAGAACAGCCCCGCGATGTCGGTCGGCAGGTTCTTGACCCCTTCGAGTGCGCGCGGGGCCTTGGCCTGCGCCGCCTTGTACAACGCCGGGACGCCTTCGCCCAGCGCGCCTACGCCCAGCGCGCCTACGCCAGCGGACAGAGGGTCGAGGACGCGGCCCGCAGTGGCGACCTTTTCTCCGATCTTACCGACAGCGCCCGGAGCCTTGGCTGCGAGTGTACCGCCGCCGGTGAAGACAATGGACAGGTCGCTCGCCAGCCCGACGGGGTCCTTGATCGCGGTGCGCTTGAAGTTGTCGACCCCGCCGTAGCGCTCGTCGAGCACGTCGGCGACGGCGTTCACGGTCGGACCAGCAGGGTCGCCGCCGGCCATGCCGACCAGTTCGCCGGCGAGGTCAGTGGTCGTCTTGAACGCACCGTAGCGCTCGCCCTTGGTCAGGCTGACGAGGCTGTCGACGGGCAGGGCGCTCAGGCCTTGGATCAGCTGCGCGCCGCTCTCGGGCGCGTTGCGGAAGGCCTGCGCGACACTGGCGCCCAGCCCCGCGTTCTCGGTAGCGGCGCGGTCTGCCGGGCCGTAGTCGATCTTGAACTTCGCCTTGGCGCGCTCCTCGGGTGACAGACCCTCGATGGAGGCGCGGGCGCGAGTTACCGCGTCCGCGCGGAACTGTTCGGCGCCCTCCGGCGGAATGGTCTTGTTCTCGATGGCGAACTGCGTTGCCCGGTCGGCGTAGTCTTCCGGGCTGGCGTCCGGGTTGGACAGCAGCGCGGCCAGTTCCTGCTCCTGCTCGGGCGCGAAGCGGTAGGCCTTGATGTCCTCGGTCTTGATGCTCGTGCCCTCGGGCTGCGAGGCGAACACGTCCATCTGACCGCCGGTGGGCGCCTCACCTTCGGCGACGCGCTCCTGCGCGCGCCGCTTGTCGTACTCGCGCATGTCGTCGAGGTAGGACTGGCCTGCGTGCTCGCCAAGGACGTCGGCAGGGTCGAGGCCGTAGTTCTTGGCTGTGCGCTCGTAGTTGCGGCGCTCGCGTTCGTACCCGGTGCGGCGCTCCTTGATGTTGCGGATCAGTTCGGCCCGGATGATGCGACGCTGCCGCTCGTCGAACTGGCCACCCCCGCCCATGACTTCTTTCTTGAACCGCTCCTGCAACCGCTGCACGACGGGCTGCGCGGCAGCCCACATCTGCTGTTCGCCCTCGCGGACCACCGACCCCGGGTCGGCGATCTTCGCGGCGTAGTACAGCAGCATCTGGTCGCCAGCGGAGTTTGGCGCCGTGTTCAGCGCGGCGGACAGCGAGCCGATGCTGTCGGAGTAGTCGCGTACCGGCTTCAGCGCCTCGAAGTTCTGCCGCAGTTTCTGGGTCTGTTCGAGGTTGGCGAACTTGGCACGGGTCTGGGCGTTTTCAAGGTCGGTCGCAGCCTGCGGCCCGGCGTAGGGCGCCTGCGCCCCCTGCGTGCCGATCTGGAGGCCGCGCAGCGTCTCCTGCTGCTCGGCCTCAGTGGCCTTCTGCTCGCGGCGCTTGGCCGGTTCGGGGCTGTCGAACTGGTCGAAGTAGTTCTGGCCGGCCATTAGCGGCGCCCTCCGTACTGGGCGAGCACGCGCGCAGCGGCGCCCGGCCCGAACTTGCGGTCGAACTCTTCAGCCATGTTCGGCTGCGAGATAAGCGCGCTGACCTGCGCGGCGTTCGGCGCAGCGAAGCCGGTCGACGTGTCGTAGGTCTCGCCGGTCAGCGGGTTGACCGATACGTGGGTCTTCGGCGGCTGCCCGGCCTTGACAGCGGCGGCGTACCGACGCTCGGCCATCTTGGCTTCGGTTTCCGCCGATCCCAGACGGGCCTCGGCGGTCTTGAAGCCGTAGGTGCGCAGCATTTCGTCCTTCTTGCGCTGGTCGGCTTCGCGCTGCGCCGCGATGCCTTGCAGCGTCGGCATGACGTTGGACATCATGCCTGCGAAGCCGCGCTGGCGGGTCGGCTGGAAGAACGCAGCGGACAGCGCGAGGAGGTTTTCAGGCGAGGTCCACGGGGTCGAGCGACGATCCCGCAACTCCTGTTCGGCCTGCTTGTACAGCGCGGCGAGGTCGGCGCTGGCCGAGCGGTACGACCCGAGTGCGGCGCCGTACTGTCCCTCAGCGTCCTTGACGCTGAAACCCGGCAGGCTGAGCGGGGTCTCGTCTTCGTCGTCCTCGGCATCATTCATGGGGGGCAGTCCTGAACTGGCCACAGGCGGCAACTCGCCGCTGGTCCGGGCGCTGTAAGGCGAGGGCGTCGGCAGCGGCCCGGTGTGAGCACCTCCGCCAGCCTGTTCGATGGCCTGCGCCCACGGCACGCCCTGCTGGATCAGCTGGTCGAACTTCTTGGCGTCGAACCCCGCCCCGCTTGCCCAGATGTTGGTGTTGTTCGCCACAGCCACGCCCTGTTAGAAGAGACCGGCGATCTTGGCCACGGCAGCCAGTCCTGAGAGGCCGCCGGCGATCTGGGACGCCGTGCTCGCACCATACTCTCCTGTCGGCACGATGCCAACCTCGCTTGTGCTGGTCGGCGCGACGGCAGCCGTGCTGCGCAGGGCGTTGAGCATGGCGTCGATCTGGGCCTGCGGGTAACCCTGTTGGCGCAGGAACTCGGCGCGCTGGGCGTCGAGGTTGGCTTGGTCGATCTGGCGCTGGGCCTCGCCCTGCTGCGACAGCGCGCCCGCCGCGTTGAGCGTGCCGGCCTGCAACTGGTTCGCCATCCCGGCCAGTCCACTCGCGACGTTCTGCTGGCTGGCGATGTCCTGCGCGTAGTTGGACGCGGCGCTGCTCCCGATCCCGGCGAGGTTGTCGCTGGCGGACAGGAGGGCCTGCTGCTGCCCGGCGCCGAACTGGCCGAGCTGGGTGCCGATGTTGGTTTCCAGCTGCTGCTGGCCTTGTTCGAGGTTGCCGTAGTACTTGCCGATGTCGGCAAGGCCCGCCCCCGCGTCGATGACGTTGCGCTGGTTGGCGGCGGCGAGGTTGCCCTTGGCCGTGCCGATGTTGGTGATGTTGCCCTGCGTGCCGAGCGACAGGTTGCCGAGGCCGAGGCCCGCGTCGATGAGGGCCTTCTGCTGCTGCGCCGTCAGCTGGCCGCGCGCGGTGCCGATCTCGGACAGCCCACGCCCGGAGTTGAGCAGCGCCTCCTGCTGGGCGACGCCGAGCTGGCCAGCAGTGCCCGCCAGCGTCGCCTGACGGTCAAGGTCGGTCGCGGCCTGTGCCTGCGCCTCGCTGTAGCCCTGCGACATCAGTGCGGCCTGCTGGGCGAGCACGTCGGCCTGCACGTCGCGCAGCGCGCGGACGGTGTCGAGCATCTGGCCCGAACCCATCTTGCCGAGGCCGAGCTGCCCGGCGGCGATGTAGCGCCCCTCGATCTCGGGCATCAGCTTCTCGCGCAGCTGGCGCGCGGCCAGTTCACCGAGCCGGTCGACCACCGCCGACTGGTACGGGTTCATGTACTTGTTGACGACGTCCGGCGTGATCTGCGAGGCCGTGTCAAGATAGGGCTGCGCGACGCTCAGGCCAGAGTTCTGCGTGCTCTGCGTGAACTGCCCGGTCGCCGCGTCGTAGTAGCCCCCGGCAGCTGCCAGCGGGTTGATCGCGGTGCCCGCGTTGACGTTGGCCGAGGCTGCGCCGGTCGGGTTCATCGCCATCGCGGCGTCGAAGTACGGGTCGCCGGTGCCGGTGATGTCCTGCGCGCCCTGCGTGTAGTAGCCCAGCGCGCCCTGCGTGTAGGGCGACGACACAGCTGCCGGGTCACGGGCCAGCGCGGCGTTGTACATCGGCGTGGCGGCAGCCGTGCCGAGGTTCTGCGTGCCCTGCAAGGTCAGCGCGGTAGCCGCGTTGTACGCGGGCTGGGCGACGCCATAGGACGACGCGCCAGCGGTCCCGGCCAGCGCGCCCATGGCGGTGCCCATGTTCCCGGCGTAAGTGCCGAGGCTACCGCGCACGATGTTCTGCCCGGCGATCTGGTCGGCGGTCTGCCCGGCGACCGCAGGCATCGGCGGCATCGCATAGGGCGTGTTCGACACGTTCTGCTGCGCCGCGAGAATGTTCTGCGCGTAGTCGGTCATGTACGACGGCATGGTCTGCGTCGTCGTCGTGGCCTTGAGCGCCGAGCCGCTGGGGATTTGCGCCCCCTCGGTGAGGAATGAAGTAACGTCAGCCATTAGGAAAGACCCCCGGCGAGATAGGCATCAGGGCGCTTGGCGTTTGCGCTGAACTTGCCCTTGGCCAACTTCCGGCCCTTGTGTTTGCGAATGTTGACCCGGAACTGGTCGAGCTTCTGCGCTCCGGCGTCGGTCGACCCGTCGCCGAGCAGAGCCACCGTCTCGGCGTCCATGACATACTCGCCGTCGGACAGGACCGCCGGGATTTTGTCCTCGCGCCCGGTGCCCGCGCCGCGCACGGCGAAACTGTCGGTGCTGCGCGAGGGGTGTCCATGGGCCTGCCCGCCGCGCGCCATGCCGGTGGTCTGGTCCTGCTGGCCGAGCATGGCGGCGAGGAGGTCAGCGCCCGGCGCGCGGGGCGTCGGCACGGACGCCAGTGTCGGGATGCGGACGTCGGGCATCGCCACCGACGCGGCGGGCTTGGTGTAGGGCTGCGTGACGCTGGGCGTGCTCTGCAAGGGCACGTTGTTGAAGTAGCTGGTCGGCGAGCCGTAACCACCCTTGGTCCACTCGTCGTAGGTCTTCGACACGTTGCGCGCGCCGAGGTTCTGCGGCGAGAACGGGCTGGTCGACGGCAGCGTCGGCAAGGGCTGGTTGAACGTGCCGTTGCTGCCCGAGCCAAAGCCCGCCGGGATCGTGCCGTTCGACCCACCGCCGCCCCCGCCGAACAGGTTGCCGAGGCCGCCGATGGCGAGGCTGCCAAGAGTGAGGTAGTCGGACAGGTCCATGCCGTTGGTCGGGTTGGTGGCGCCGCTCAGCGCGGACGACGCGCCTGCCGCACCAGCGGCGATAGCGCCGACCGGAGGCGCCCCGGTGCTGGCAGGAGGCTGCGTCGGAACAGTGTTGCCGAGGGCTTCCAGACCGGACAGGTTGGGGACGAGTTCGGGGACCGTGATGGCGCCGATGGCCGCAGGCGGCAGCGCCGGCGGGATCGTGCCCGTCGGTGCGTTGACGACGATGTCGTTGGGGCTGACGGTGTTTGCGGTGTTGGCCCCGGTCTCCGCTGCCGTACTAGCTGCGCCGGAGGCTGTCGGGATGGTGGCTGCGCCGACGCCTGCGGCGCTCGCCGCAATGGCCTCCAACTCAGCAGCCGTGAGGCCCCCGATAGGGGCGTGAGAAACTGTAATCCCGTCGAACGGCGCCGAACCAGTAGAGGCGCCAGTAGAGGCGACAGGGTTCGCCAGCTGCGACAGGCCCGCCATGCCGCCCAGACCAAGACCACCACCAATGAGCGTGCCAGTGCCGAGAGCCGTCGGGGCGACAACCGTGATCCCGCCCAGTCCGAAGGTTGGCGCCGCGATGGTGGAAATCGCCGAGTTCAGCGCGCCAAGACCGCCGACACCCCCGGCGCCAACACCCCCGGTGCCCCCCGCCCCGGCCCCAAGGCCCGCGCCTGTCCCGGCGCCGCCAAACCCAGCACCGAACAACGCACTGGCCCCGGTCATCGCGGCCATGATACCCAGCGTGGCCATCAGCGCCGGATCAGTCTCCGGGTCGTGGTGATAGCGGTTCTCCCACGCGCCGTCCTCACCCATGGGCGACTGGATGGCCCAGTCGGCCATTTTGCCGCTCTTCGTGTATAGGTCGTTGGCGAGGCGGGACACCTCCTTCCCTGCCTCGTAGCCCGACCCCTCGTACAGAACATCGCCAGTCGAACGGTCGACGATGCGGTACTGCTGGTTCGGCGCGAACTGGAGGTTGCCTACGTCCCACTCGCTCCCCGGAGCCGAATAGTTGAAGTTGGCGTAGAACTGGTCTTCGAGAGGCTGCGCGGCGTAGGCAGACAGCTGCGCGTTCGTGAGCGGCATGGCCGCGCCGGTTTGCCGATCCACCGCAGTGCCGAGGTTCATCGGCGTGAGGTTGTAACCAGTGCTCTGAGTGTTGAGGTAGTCGTTGACCGCTTTGAGGTATGCTGCGCTCTCCGGGCTATACGCGAAGTCGGTTTCGGGGTTGATGTCTTCGAGTTCGCGGCTGAGTTCGCCTCGCGCGCTGAAGCTCTGCGTGCGGGCGTTGTTGTACGCGCGGTTGGCCGCTGCGCTGCCCTCGGACGCATAATCCCGCTCGTCGGCGGGCGCCGCTTCAGTAGTATAGGCAGGGGTGACTGCCATCAGCCGTTGCCTTCAATCATTGGGTACACGCGCATCGCCCACTCCCGCCAGTCGCCAAAAGCGTAGGGGTCCGGTGGCCTGCGCTGCGCAAAGGGTTGCGCGCGTACAAAGGCTACAGCCCAGTCCTGCCACTTGCTCTCGTCGTCCAGACGTCCGAAAGACCAAGCGTCTCCAGCCGACAGTATAACGGCATCCGCCCAGTCGCGCAAACCCATTCCAACGGGATTTACCGACATCAGCCGAGGACCGTCGCGTCGCCCGGGCGGACGTGCCCGAGGATGAGGCCCATCTGGTAGTCGCCGCCGACGCTGTTGCTCTCGAAGCGGAAGCGAAGTTCGCGGCGCTGCTCCTTGAGGTTGACGATCTGCTCGGTCGGCGTCGACGCCGTTTCGGGGATCGTCATGATCGGCCCCTCGACTTCAGGCGCCCGGGCGTTGGCCCGGCCATGCACCTGAACGGTGAGGTCGCCGGACTGGACGAAGTCCGGTTCGAGGCACAGCACTTGCAGCGCGTTGCTGGTCTGGTTCAGCACCGGCAGTGAAATGTCCGCCGTCTCGAAGTAGCTCTGGATCGGGCGCACCTCCAGCCCGTCGACCTCGTCGACCGCGATCTCGTGGACCCACAGCTTGTACTGCGCGCTGCCGCTCTCCTCGGTGATGCGGGTGTCGCCCGCCTCGGTCAGCCGTTCGTCACCGGCTTCGGTCAACCGGTTGGCGATGGGCTGGAGCGTAGGGGCGACGCCGGTCATCAACGGGCGCCGGAACACGATAGGGAACACCCCGGCGGCACGACCGTCGTTCGGCAGCTCGGTGTCGTACCACGTGTTCTCGCGCACGTTGTAGATGATGGCGTGGTTCGGCTCGGTGCTCGTGCCCTTCGGGAAGCACCACCAGATTTCCCCGAAGCGGGGCACCTTGGTCGCGAACACCTTCTGTCGGTACTGGTAGTTGAGGTTGTCGAAGAAGAAGTTCGAGTTGAGCGGATTTTCGATCTCGCGCACGACGCCGTTGAACATCAGGAAGCGGTCGGTGCCGATCCAGTAGAACACGCCATCATACTCGATGGCCGAGGCCGACGACAGCATCGACGACTGCGCCGAGATCGTGTCGAACTGGAAGCCGATGGTGCTGCCGACGTAGCTTGCCCGGATCAGGCTGTCAGCCGACCAGAACAGACCTGACGGGCTGTTGCCCGGGCCGCCGCGCAGCGGCATGCCGCGCAGCATCTTCTGCCCGGTGACGTTGGCGTAGCCTGCGCCGGACACGGTAAAGTCCGTCGGGTCCGGCGACCACATGACGTACCCGTTGTCGCCGAACACGAAGGTGTAGGGGTGCAGCGCGACGATCCCGCCGGTGGCGCTGTAGCCGGTCGGCAGCGCCGTGACCTCGGTCAGGGCGCCGGTGCCGAACAGGTCACCGTAGAAAATCTGGCCGCCGTTGCTGTTGCAAATGCACTGGAGGTTCGGAGCGACCTGCGCGACCAGCTGGATGCTGTCGTCGCCCGGGATCGTGTCAACATCGAACTGCCACAGGTTGTTGTCGCTGGCGACCAGCGACGCGGGCGTGCGGTCGTAGATGACGCTCGTGTTGTTGGTGCCGTCGATGTAGAACCGCTCGACGCGGCCCGCCGACCCCGCGTGGACGTAGGTCAGCAGGTTGCGGGTGTAGGTGTGCAGCGTCCGGGCGATGCCGTTGAGGTACTTGTTGATCGAACGGTAGCCGCCCATCTTGCGCGGCAGCCCACGCTGGAAGCGGACCCAGCGCCCGTCAACGTACTGGTCGCCCTCGAAACGCGTTCCGTCCCGCTTGATCCCCGGCAGCGACTTGATCTGGATGATATTGCTGTCAGCCACCGGGGCCTCCTCAGTAGGTGACCTCGGTCGTGTTGACCGCAGCGACCCAGCGAATGGTTGTGGCCGCCGCGCCGGTGACTTCAAGTCTCAGGCAGCCGTTGGTGGTGTCGGCGGTGACCGCCAGCGCCCATGCCGCTGCGCCTGCGTCCGCGTAGTTCGACGTCACCGTGGCTGTCCCAACCAGCGCGGTGGACGCGGCGCCAATGCCGCGCTTGATGACACCCTCGATGAACCAGCCCTTGGTGTTCCCGCCGCCGGTGACGTTGGCGATGACCTCGCCCCGGAAGTAGAACGCGCTATTGTTGGGCAGGACGATCTGGTTCGAGGTGTTGACTGCGGTGCTGTCTGTTGCGACGACCGTTGGCGTAGCGCTGGTCGTCTGGCGCCCGAGGACAAACCGACGGCGCTGCGACGACCCGACGGTGGCGCTAACAGGCTCCTTGCCAGAGCCTTCTACCATTGCGCCCGCGATGCCGCGCGCCGTGGCTTTGTACCCGCCGATGACTGCTGACGAGTGGCCGTCGGCGGTGTTGCTGTACCCGCCGTGGACTGCTGACCCGAAGGCCGACGCGGTGCCGAGTGTGCCGAAGGCAACGGCATATGTCGACGACGCGGTGCTCCCGTTGCCGCCCGCGATGCTGTACTGCCCCGACGCGGTGTTGTTCTCGCCGCCCAGCACGACCGAGTTAGCCCCGCTGGCGACGTTGGCCGCCGCCGCGCGCAGGGTCTGGAGGTCGACTGCGTTGGCGCCGCGCTTGTTGCCGCCCGTCGCCGTGCCGTCCGACACCTGCGCCAGCACCGCGCCTGCGCCCTTCGGGACGAGGGCAGCGTCGACGTCGGTCGCCGCGTTGGTCGCGGTGAACGACACGACAGGGACCGTAGCATTCGGCGCTGAGGTGTTGACGGCCTCGGTCCAGTTGGTCAGGCCTGTCGCAGTCGCCGCGATGGTGATCGACCCGCCGCCGTTGGTGATCGAGATACCCGCGCCCTGCGTCAGCGTGGCCTTGGTCACGCCCCCGGTGCCGGTGTTGCCGATCAGGAGCTGGCCGTCGGTGTACGACGTCTGGCCCGTGCCGCCATTGGCCACCGGCAGCGTGCCGGTGAGGTCGGCGACCGGGATCGCCGCCGACGCAGTCAAGGCCGAAGTCCCGGCCCCCTTGACGTAGCCCGTCAGCGTCGCGGCGCCCGTGCCGCCCTGCGCGACCGTGAGCGGGGTCGACAGCGCTGACAACGAGGTGATGTCGCTGTTCGCGCCCAGCTTGGCCGCGTCGATCACCGTCCGCACGCCCGCGCCGGTAGTGGCGGTGCAGATGGGGTCCGCAAACGCGGTGATGCCGATGTTGAGCCGTGCCGCCGGCGCCGTGGTGGCGCCGGTGCCGCCCTGCGCGATGGTGACCGGCAAGGCGAACGACGTCGGGTCGGACGCGAGGATCACCCCCGAGCCGTCGCAGTAGTAGATGCCCTTCGAGCCTTGGTTGACCTGCTCCGACGCGCCGCTTGCGGTCTTGATGTAGAAGTTGAACGAGCCGGTGGTGGCGTTGTTCACCCAGTACTGCTGCACGGTCGCAGGCACGATGATGTAGACGTCGCTGACCAGCACACCGACGAACTTGTAGGCGATCCGGTTCAGCTCGGACCCGGACAGGGTGTAGGTGCCGCCGGTGACCGAGATCGAGGTGTAGTCAAAGGCGAAGACCGCGTCCTGCCCGAAGCCGACTGTGTACCATTCGGCGCCGTCGGTGATGACCGTGGCGCTGTCCCCGGGGCTGAACACCAGCGTTGACGCGCTGTTGATGAGTTCGGCGCCCGCTGGGTCGACCGTCAGGTCGCCGCCGCCCTCGTTGCGCACGAAGACGAAGAAGTTGTTCCCGACGCCCGCCGCCGCCGGCAGGTTGAGCGTGCCCGAGCCTCCCCCGGTCCACACGAAGGCCGAGGCGCGGTTGCTGCCCGCCACGGTCGTGCCGGACGTCGAGAACGTGTTGACCGGCAGCGACTGCGACAACTGGGTGCCGGTGACCGTCAGGCCGTAGCCCGCGAGCGCCGAAGGCTGCACTGTCGCGGTAGACGCGCCGAAGCGGAACACCCGCCATGTGCCTGCCGCCGTGCCCGTGGCCGCAAGGTACAGCTGCCACTGCTCGCCAGCGGCGACCGTGGCCAGCGCCCCGCCCGCGTTGTCCTTGACGTAGAACGCGTCGCTGCCGCTCAGGTTGTTGAACAGCACCGTCTGGCCTGCGCCGGTGAGCGTCGCGTCCGGCATGACGATGGCGTAGCCTGCCGCGTCGGGCGTGACGTCGATGATCCGGGCCGCCGGGTCGAGCGTGCCCGAACTCTCCATCGGCCACTCAAGTTCGACGTCGTCCGTCAGCGCGAGGGGCAGATACGACACGTCGGACGGGTAGATCGTGGTGCCGCCAAAGACATTGGTATAGGACATGGATCAGGCCTCCGAACGCGACGCGGCGCGGTCTAGGATTTTCGCGAGGTCCTCGCCGTTGAGCATGGACGCGGCGCGGTCGTAGTACGACTGCCACGTCTGGATGCGCTCGTCGTTCTTGAGGAACGGGGTGGCTTCGAGCAGCGTGCCGTAGAGCAGGAGCTGCGGCGCGTACTCGGACAGCCAGTTGGTCTGGATGGTGTCGTCGAGCAGCGGCGGGAGTTCGTAGTAGACGACCTCCATCGGATAGGTGTCGTCCGGCGTCGGCACCAGCAGCCAGTGCTGGTAGTCGTAGTCGGCGTAGAACTTGGGCGTACTGCGCTGGCTCTCGTCAGGCCAGTAGGATCGGGCGTACTCGTAGGACCGGGCAAAGACCGGCGTGCGGTTCGCGTTGGTCGCTCCGGTGCCGATGTTGATCGACACGGTATCGCGCCAGCGGTCGGGTTTGTCGTAGACCGACTGCCCGACGACGAGGTTGGACGTCACCACGGCGATGAAGCCCTGCACCTTGAGTTCGCGAGCGATGCGCCGCTCGGCGAGGTTGATGAGGCGCGGGATTTGCTCGTAGACGACGGGGTCGGTGCTGAACGACGCGCCGCGTTCGAGGTAACGCTGCACGTCCTGCTTCAGGGTGTCGAAGGTCATCGTCGTGGCCATGGCGCACCTATATCATTTGCTGGAGGGCTTGTCGCCCTCGCACAGCGACACCCACGCGCTGTTGTGCGCTTCGATCTGGGCTACCGTTTCCGGTGTGTCCTTGGCGCTGTCGTAACTGATCGGCGACGCGACGCGGCAGTAATCACTGACCACGACGGGAGCGGTCGAAGCGGTTACGCAGCCGCTCGTCGCGATCAGCGTCAGGCACGCGAACAGCGTCTTGGGCTTGCTCGACACGGCGTTCGACCTCCTTGGTTGCCTCGTTGGCCTGCTCGGCCTTGCCCGCGTCGATCAGCTGTTTGTCGCGGAAGTAGTCCGCCAGCGCCGCGAGCAGGCCGAGCAGGGCCTTGAGCATCAGGCCGCCTGCTTCTTCGAGGCGACCGACCACACAGCGACGATCAGGGTCGCCACGGCGCCCGCAGCGGCTTCAGCCGTTGCGCCGTCGAGGAAGCCCTTGCCCGCGAGGTAGCCAAACCCGGCAGCGGCGAGGGTGCGGACGATGCCGAAAATCTGGTCCTTGGTCACGATCATTCTCCTTCAGACTTGAGCCAAGCCGCCACGTCGAAAGACGGACACGCCTTGGCAACCCCGGGCCAGTCCCGGTGACCTTTGATCTCGATGCCCGGGTAGCGCGCCTTGTAGGTGCGTACCAGCGTCAGCATCGTTTTCTTCTGCGCGTCGGTGCGAGTGTCCTTGGGGTTTCCCGCCTTGTCCACCCCGCCGATGTAGCAGACGCCGATGTTCCCGGTGTTGCGTTTGCCGACGTGCGCGCCCTTCTGGTCGTCGCGCAGCGTGCGGTGCATGGAGCCGTCGAGTTCGATCACCCAGTGGTAGGACGTCTGGCCGAACTTGGCCTTGTCCCACGCGGTGATCTGGTCGTGCGTCACGTGCCGCCCCTCGGGCGTGGCCGCGCAGTGCAGGGTCATCGCGGTGACAGGTCCGAGTTGAGCCATGTCACATCGCTCCTGTGTTCTTGGCGAACAACGCGGCTGCGGCGCCAGTCAGAGCCAGTAACCCCCGGTCGACCCACTTGGCGGCGCTGGTGTGAACCGGCGTGCTCTGTTCAAGGACACGAATGCGGTCGTTCTGGTCCTTGATCGAGGAGAACGCGCGCTCCAGCGCGCTGGCGACGTTGGCCTGCCGCTCCTCGATCACAGCAAGTTTGGACACGGCTTCGATGAGCTTGTCGAGTTGCCCGCGTATCTCGGTCATGCCGACGTGCAGCGAGCGCAGCTGCATTTCCGTAACTTCATCAGCGGCCACCAGCACCCCCATCACGACAGGTTCTTGAGTTTGTACAGCGCCGACAGGTAGGCACCTGTGACACCGTCGACGAGATTGGCCACTGCGCGATTGCCCCCGCAGATGTCCTCATGGTTTTCCTCGATCCAGTCGACGTCGGCCACGAGAACCTTGACCGGGTCCGAGCTGCCGGTCGGCGGCGTCGGAATGTTGCCGATGAGGCCGAACGCGCCCTGATGGGCCTCGACCAGCGCGTCGAGAGCGTCAATGACACCGTCGTAGAACTCGCCCAGCGCGACGTGCTTGGCGTAACTGCCGTCGCCCTTGGCTTTCCAGTGGGCGAAGTGCGCGACGTTGCGGGCATAGAAGACGCGGGAAATGAGTTGTTCCAGCATCACGCGATCCTCTCGACCGAGACAATAGCCGACGGGATCGCCGGGTAGGCCGGCGGGCCGACGACGGCAGCCGTGTAGTCGATGGTCACCGAGACGTTGGCCGGGAGCCACATAAGCTGGATATTGTCGCCGTCGGCCACGGTCTCGAAGAACGTGATCTGGAAGAAGGCTGCGCCGCCATCGCCGGTCTTCGGCACCGTGATGGTGGTGGACGAGTTGGCGACGTCAGTGCCGTTCTTACGCAGCCAGAAGATGACGTTGCGGTCGCTGGCGTCGGAGTTCTTGAGTTGCAGGTTCGGGGTGATGGAGTACGTCCCGCCCACCGCGAGAGTGATCTCCGTCGCCGCGCCCCCGCCGTCGGTGGCGATACTCACACCCGCGCCGGTGATGACGTTCGTGCCGAACTTGACAGCGGTGGCCGCCGTGGTGCTGCCGGTCTGGTCGGTGACGTCGCAGAACGAGCCATAGGCCCGCCCAGCCAGCGAGGCGAACGGGAGCGCGTCGGCGCTGTTGCCGATGTCCGAGGCGGCCACGCTGACGCTTGAGCCGCTCTGCACGATCTCCAGCAACTCGGTCCCGGCCAGCGGAACGGCTGCGCTCGTCATACCTGAAATCTTAACGCCCATGGTGTTTGTCCTGTCTGCTCAGTTCGCGGCGGCACCAGACGCTGGAGACGAGGTCGCCCAGTGCCGCCGCGCTCCGAGGGAGCACTCCACGGAGATTGCTATTCACGACGTCACGTCCAGCGGCTCGTCGGGCCGCACGAAGGGGAGAACGATGTCGTCCGGCTGCCGTGCCGGGAGCCGGTACGGGTCGAACTGGTCGAGGTCTTTCTCGCAGACCATCAAACCGGGCGCGTTGGGATCGCTGTGCAGCTGCGCCAAAGGCAGCTTGCGCGAGCACCGGGCGCAGAGGCCGATGCCAAGGGTGGGTTGCCCGCGTGTGTCAAGGAAGACCGGCATTATCTCGTGTACGCCGCAATGTTCGGCGCCATGCGGATCGGGCTGTTGTCCCGCTCCTCGGTCTGCGCGATGGTGAGTGCGGTGGCGGCCTTGGCGTCGAGCATCGGGATCAGCTGCGGGTCAGCCTCGGCGATCTCCAGCGCAAGCTTGGCTGCCAGTCCAGCGACGACGGCCTCGTACCAGCGCTGCGGGACTTCGATCTCCTGCGTCATCGACCCGACGTCCATGATCTGGCGCTGGCGCCACAGGACGATCTGCGAGGCTTCGGCTGCCGCGTTGGGCACCGGCCAGAGGTGCATGATCGGCTGCCGGGCCTGCCGGTCGAACCAGTATTGCAGCGGCCTGATCGACTGGAAGGTCTTGTTCGGCAGGTTGGTGTAGTCGTCGCGGCTCAGGCGGGCGAGCGGAATTTCCATCGGCATGTTGCCGAGGTACAGTTCCTCGACCGACAGGACGCCGCTGGTTGCCGTCACGCGCAGGTACTCGGCAGCGACCACGGTGTCGAGGTCGTACCACGACCACTGCCCGGCGACCGCGCTGGGCGTCTCGCTCTGGATCGTCGTCCACGTGACGTCGTCGTCCGAGCGCGCGACGGTGATCGGCGCCGACACGGCAGACCACTTGATGCCGATACTGGTGACGAAGGTCGCCGACGAGAACTGCGTCTTGATGCTGGTGGCGGTGGTCGTCTCGGTCCCGGTGACCTGCTGCAACTGGCGCAGGTTGGAGTTGAGAATGTCGACCGTGCCGATGTCGGTCGCGATCTGGCCGACGCCGTCGTACAGCGGATAGATTTGCTTCTCGATGCACCAGAGCGGCAGGCCTTGGTTGGCGAGGTCGGACAGGAACAGATAGAGCTGGTCGTTCGCGATCTCGATGTGCTCGGACGTGATCGACTGCGCCGGGACGCGGCACCGACGCATCGCGCTGTCGATCACCTTGCGGGTGTCGAACACAGTCTGCGAGATTGTGCCTGAGAAGCTCATCTGTTGTCGCCTGTCTCGTCAGCGCAGCAGCGTGCCACTTCAGGCAGGCTTCTCAGCGATCCGGGTTATAGCAAGTGCGCGCCCGGCTGTAAACGTCAGCGCTTGCCCTTGGGCACCGCCGCCAATCCCCCGCACTTGTAGCCCTGCTGGCCGTAGCGGCCCAGCGGGCCTACCGGCTTGGGCGCAGGGGCCTTGCTGCGGACCAGACGGCTCTCGCCTGCTTCCTCGGCCTGCACCCGGTTGCCCCGGGCAACAGCCGCGCCCACAGCACGCTCGGCCTTGGCGTCGAGGCCGCCGGTGTCGCGGTTCGAGCGGTTGAGGTCGTTGATGCTGGCGCGGCCACCCTGCTTGAAGGCCTTGACCGTGGTCGCCTCCTGCGCGGCGCCCTTGAGGCCGCCCGCCGGACCACCGGCGGTGTAGCGGGTCTTGGTGCTATCCTTGAAGCCGTCCATGGCGGTGTCTCCTAGTGCTGGCCGTAATGCTGCATCAACTGGGCGAGCAGCGCGGCGTGTTGGTTGCCCTGCTGCATGTTCTGCGGCGCGCCCATGGGCGCTGCGCCGCCCTGCGGGCGCATGGCCAAGAGCTGCTGCAAGAGCTGGGGGTTGATCGGGCCGGGCGGGGTGCCGCCTTGCGGCATCGCACCGGGCTGCCCCCATGCGGGCGGGGCGCCCCCCGGCGCTCCCTGCGGCCCGTAGGGCTGCGCGCCGAGAAAGCCCGGGAAGGGCGGCGGCGGCGGCGTTGGCGGGCGCCAGCCCTGCGGCATCTGCTGCCCTGCCCCCTGAGCAGGGAAGGACGACGGAGGAGGCGGGGCGTACATCGGGAAGCCCTGCGAACCGGGAGCGCCCATGGTCTGCATCTGAGGCCGGGCGGCTAGGCCGAGGGCGTCGCCGATGTCACCCCGGGCGCGCTGGGCGTTGAGATCGAAGGTCAGTGGTCCGGGCATGGCGTGGGTCCTCGTAGGGGTCAGGTTACGTCGACATCGACGACGGAGGCTTCGGCGGCCTTGCGAGCCGCCTCGCGCTTGTAACGGCGCACCACGTCACGCAGGCTGGCCTTGCAGCAGGCTTCGAACCAGTTCCATGCCTGCGCCTTGGTCGGGGTGGGAGTGTCTGTGGTGGTGGCGGCGTCCTTGAGCGCCGCGATAATCTCCGGCTCATTGGCGTCGAGGAAGTTAAGGGTCAGAGTCTTGCTGGCCATTATAGTTCATCCTCTTGTTCAGGTTCGGCGGTTGACGCGGCAACCAGCTTGAGCAGGACTGGATAGGTCGCGCTGGAATTGGGAAGCTGCATCAGCGCGGCATGAAGGTTTCGTGCTTCTTCGGGGGTGAGGGTGATTGTCATAGGGTTAGGTTCCGATTGCCGGGGAGCCAGCGTTGTTCCACAGGATGCCGGGACCGGGATTGCTGGTGGGCAGGCCGGAAATATGCAGGACGTTGCCGCTTGCGCCGGTGCCTGCGCCTTCCGGCTTGAGGGTCGCAACGCCTGCGGTCGTCATGGCAAGGGCGACACGGCGGTAATTGCTCGGGGTGGTATAGGTGCCATACGTGTTAAACGTCTGGGCGTTGGTGCTGTTGCGGAGGGCTAGGGTGTTGGCGGCGTCACGGTAGAGGGCTACGTCTACTCCCGAGTTTGCGTTGGTTGACCCAAACGCAAAACGGCCAGCCGAATTAACATTCGCCCCGGAAACAGCGGAATAAAACCAAGTGCCTAGGCTCAGAGAGTCCCCAGTGATCAAGCCGTAGCGATCTACCTTGAATTTGCTAGCCCCCCCGGCCTGCAAATCCATCAAAAGACTAGCGTTGTTGGCAGCGGTTATAGTCACGTCCAACTTGAGCGCGGTGGGCGTCCCGGTCGTGTTCCAAGTCTGCGTCAGCGACAGCCCCGAGGTCGCAGCCGATCCGGTCAGCGTTTCCGGCGTCAGCGCCAGCGCACGGGGCGCGGAATAGGTATCGCCAGTCCCCGGCGCGCGAAGCTGCGGGGTGGCGGTATCAAGGGCGATGATTTCGAGAGCGGCCATGTCGAGGTCCTCAAATCACGTTGTATGACGTTCCGCCCGACGACAGGACGGCCTGCGGCACTGCGTACCCGACCCCGGCGGACGACAGGACAGTGCGTGACGTCGAGTAGCTGGCACCGCTTGAGTTCAGAACCGCAAAAGCGGACACCGCGCTCCCGGTGCCGTCTGCCAGCCCCGTGGCGCCGTTCCACAGCCCTGCGGCGCCGACCCAGAGGCCGGTGCCGAGTGCTAGGCCGGTGGTGCCTCTACCCAGCCCCGCCACGACCTCAGGCCCTGCTCGCGCCGGACTGGATGATCGTCAGCTTGGCCGAGCCGTTGCCCGCCGTCTGGCGCAGCCGGACAGCGAACGGCACGTAGCCGTAGTTGCCCTGCTTGTCCGCCGTGGCGCCGACCAGATTACTGTCCGGGTGGTCGAACCACACCGGCGTGATCGAGCTGTCCCAGACGTTGTCCAGCGTCTGCTGGACCGTACAGGTCGCGGTGCCGGTGACGTCGAGCTGCAAAGAGATTTCCGGGCGGCCATGAATGTCGACGACCGCAGTCGCCGACGTCGTAGTGCCGCCCGAAGCATCAGTAGTGCTAATAACGATAGGGCGCATTGTGCCCTCCTGTTAGCGCTGGACGGCGGCGTAAATGAAATCGACCGTCAGGTTCTTCGCCGCAGCCGCACCGTTCTGGACGCCGAAGCTGACAGCCGTGACGGTGTCCGGCAGGTACGCCGACGTTGCGCTGATCGAACCCTTGACGCTGCCGTCGACCGCGTAGAACACCTTGTCGATGCCGTCGTAGTAGTAGGCCAGCGTGATGAAGGTGTCGTCGACCATCGTCGCCACTGCCGATGCGGACGTCGACCCGGTAGTCGCGTTCTTGCGGCAGATGATGTCGACCGTGGCGGCGCCCTTGGTCTTCAGGAAGTAGACACCATCAGTGACGTCGAGCGGGGTGGTGTCAGCCACCTGCAGGCCAACCACGACGTAGGACGCGGTGGCGTCCGACACCTTGAGCCGGGCCTTGAAGAAGGCCTTCTTGCCAGCAGTGAAGGAGAACGAGCCGATCTGCCCGGACGTACCCAGCTGGAGCGCGTTGAGATCGTTGTCCGCCGCGCTGTTGGTCAACACCAGCCAGCCACCGTCGCCCGCAGCCTGCGTCTGCGTAGCGCCGGCCTGCGTCTCGGTCACGACCCAGTCAGCAGCGGTGTAGGTGTCGAAGTCGTTGAAGTAGGTGTGGTACTGGGTCTGGTCCGACCGCGTGAGGTCGGCGAAGATGTCGGTCTCCGCGACGTTGGTCACGCCGTTCGGAAAGCGGGTAACGGTATTGCCCATGGTGATGGTCCTCGCGAAGGTTCAGGCGAGGAGGTGATAGCACAGGCCGCGACGCAATGAAAGAGGGCGGCGAGTTGCCCCGCCGCCCTCTTGTATCAATCCGCTTTCGCGGGTGGACTTATCCGCGCAAGAGGCTACAGCCCGGGTGTGCCGTAAACACCCCGGGGGTCGGTCCAACCGAACGCATAACGCTCGGTGGCCTTATACCTCATGCTATCGGTCTCGAAGTCGCCCTCCATGCTCTTTTCCAGACCACGGCGGGTGGCGAGCTTCAGGCCTTCCGGCGCGTCAGTCTGGACCCACCACGCGGTGGTCGAGGTGATACGCGACAGGTTGGCCTGTCCGTCCTTCAGCAGCCCGAGGCTCTTGACCGGGTTGATGTCGTTGTTCGCGGTCCCGGCGCGGAGTGCTGAGTTGAGCAGCACCTCGGCCTGAAACACGTTCGACGGCCCGGTCACGATCTTCTTCGGCGTCAGACGAATGCGCTTGCCGTTGTTGTCGACGGCGTTGCGGATTTGCACGAGGATTTGCTCCAGCGAGGTCTGCGACAGGTTGGCAGCCGTCGACAGCTTGTTGGAGAAAGTCCCGCCCGCAATCGGGTGGCTGGTCGAGCACAGTTCAACGCCGTCACCGCCGGCGTAAGCCGAGGTGAACGAACGGTTGAGGATATTCGCACCAAGGGTTTCCTTGGTTTCGATCAGCGACTGCGCGAGGTGACGCGCATAGGTCTGACCGACGCGAATGTGGTCGCCGTCCTCGACAAGGACCTTGGTCAGCGCGAACGCCAGACCGTAGACCTTGTAGACGTAGCGCTGGATGAACAGCACGCCGCCCGACTGGTAGGTGACCGCCTGACCGTCCGGCAGTTCCGGGGCGGACCCGAAACCGTACAGGACAGGTTCTTCGTGGTAGTTCCGGGGGATGCCCTTGAACTCCTTGAAGACCTGCGCGTACTCGTCGGCACGCTGGTCATAGATGCCGTTGAACTCTTCGTTCAGGATCGGCTCGACGATGGAGCGGAAGTCAGTACTCCGCATAGGGGTAGCCATTGCTCAAGCCCTCCTGTTAGAACGCAGCCACGTCAGCAACGAACTGGTGTTCGCTGATGCGTACCTGAGCGATGACGTAGGTATCACCCCAAGCATTGTCGATGCCCGGTGCGATGTTGACGAGCTGGAGGCCAGCGTTGGCCGCCGAGGTCGAGACGCCGAGCATCATCGCCGACAGACCAGTCACGGTCGACCCGGTGCCAGCGGTGGTGAAATCGTACTGCTTGCCGATGTCACCGATGCTGAGCGCAGCGTCGGACTGGATTTCGTAGAAGATGTTCGGGTCTTCCGTGGTGTAGACCACGATGTCCGTGCCAGCGGTGGACGCAGTCCACTTGTTGCTGACGCGGCGGCGCCCATCGCTGTCCGTCCACTCGACACCCTGAAAGGTGCCGATGAAACGGTCGCCCGCAGCGGCGGCATTGATGTAGCCGTCGGTGTGGATTTTGATGGGCTGGTTCTGGAGGATCGAGGTGGCATAGCCAGTCGCGATGGTGAACGCGGAGGGGCGGATGATACCGCCACTGCCGTGATACGCCGGGCGAAGGCCGAACGGTGCCGAAGTGCTGGACATGGGTTTAGTCCTTATCGGTGGTTCAGGTCAATCCCGCCCCTCAGAGGAAGTCCGAGAGAGCAGGGGCGCGCTGACGCAAATCCTCCATGCCGTCCCCTTCCAGCAGCCTGCTGCCCGACCGCTCGGCCTGCTCTCGCAGGCTGTCGCTGACCTCGTTGAGCTTCTCCTCCTCGCGCAACGGCGCCGCATAGTGAGCTTCCTTCATGAAGGCCTGATACAGGCTTTCGGGGAGCTTGAACGCGAGCATTTCGTTGATTGAGATACACCCGGACCATTCGCCGGATTTGACAGAAGCGTACTCCATCCCGGGAATATCCTCCGCCTTGATAGGCTCGTAACCGAGCTGCATCCGGCGGTGAATAGGGTCACGCGGGTTGGTGGTCGTCAGCCAGCACGTGTGGAAGCCGGGGATAGCCGGCAAGTCCGGTAGTGCGTCGTTGTACATTTGCAACCGGAACATTTCCAGTCGCTCGTCCTCGGACACCGTGCGGTTCTCAGTGACCTGACGGTCATCAAGCCCACGGGGCCGGCGAGCAACACCGAGTTCCTTCTTGAGGCGGTCGTCCATGCGTTCTTCTTCCATGTTGTCTCACTCCTTCTCAGCGAGCCGAACGGGTGGCGTCGTACGCAGCATACGACTTCAAGTATCGTTGCCGGGCGGCTGGGTCATCCCATACGCCAGCGTCGATCATAGCCTGTTTCCGTTCCGGTGTCACGTAGACTTCTTTGCGGGTGCTCACAGGCACGTGCTCGCGGGTGTTTCCGGTCGGCGGAGCCTTGCGGCGCCGGGCTTCCGGGGCGGGTTCGTCGGCGATCCGGGCAGCGACGCGGCGTGTCAGCTCCTGCCAGTAGTCCCGCGAGCGGGGGTCGTAGCCCTCGCGCACGAGGCCGTCGTCGATGGCCTTGGTGACGCGGCTGTCCTCGTCGCCGCCGTTGGGGTCGTACCACGGGTTGGCCGACAGCCACTGCTTGGCGTAGTCCGCGACCGCCGGGTCGACCCGGGGCTGGGCGGCCTGCCGGGCGGCTTCAGCCAGCTGCTGCTTGTGGTTTGCCAGCTGCTGCTTGTGGTTTGCCAGCTGTTGCGCCTTGGTCGCCGCTGCATCGCGGATGCGCATGGCGGCGACGACGTCCTCGCCGTTACCCGCGTCGGTGGCTTTGGCGATGATGTACTCGGCCTGCCGGTACTCCTCGGCGGCGGCTGCCAGCTGCTGGTCGAGCGCGGTGACGTTGGTGTTGACCGCGTGCCCTTCGACAGCAGCCAGTCGCCGGTTCTGCTCGGCGACCTGCTGGCGCAGGAAGGCGAGTTCGCGCTCAGCGTTCTCCTTGGCCCGGCGCTGGACCTCGCGGCGCTTGAGACGGCGCTCGCGGTTCTTGCCGCCAGCCGCGATCTCCTCCTCGTGGTCGTCCTCGCTCTCGGCGAGACGCTCGTCGCCGTCGTCCTCGTCGTCATCGTCTTCCGCCGCAGCGTCAGGCGCCTTGGGTTCGGGGATGGTTTCGTCCTCGGTCTCGACGATGTCAAGTTCCTCGTCCTGTTCCTTAAGTGCTTCACTCATGTGACCGGCTCCTTTCAGCCTTATAGCGGCGGACCGCTAGGTCGTTACGACACGATAAACCAATCTTCGGCGAGCGCGTCGGTCTGCGAGATCGTCCAAGGGACTACTTCGTTGTCGACGGTCTTCATCGCCAGATACGCGCGGTACGGCACCATGTCGCCGGGGAAGCGCCCGATCATAGTGCCTTTGTCGTTGCGCTGGGCCGGGTATGCCGCTGCCGGGACGTAGTAGACAAACATGCCCGCCCCGTTCCAGCCCTTGCGGGACACGCGGTCCCCGTCCTTGAGTGCGTCAATCGCGTTCCCAAAATTCATGCTCCGTCTCCTTACAGGAAGGCCTTGATGGCCAGCGGATCGCCGGTCACCTTGCCTACCAAGTCCAGATCGTTGAAGATCACCACGACAGCGGCGTCGCCGTCTGCGGTCTTGACCGTCCAGCGGTCGCCGCCGTAGCGCGGGATGCGGACGAAGTCGCCGGGCTGCGCCCATGCGCCCTCGGGCCACTGCTCCATCGTGTTGCGGTTGTGGAAGGCCAGCGGACCAACGGCCACGACCTTCGCCACCTGCGTGTTGTAGTGTTCGGTCTCGCGCACGTCCGACGTCAGGATAATGCCGCCCTTGGTCTTGGCCTTGGGCGTGCGAATTTGGCACAGCACACGGCTACCGAACGGCACCACGCCCGGGTCAACGGACGGGAAGGCTTCGTCTACGCTGCCGTAGCCGTAGTCGATATTGTTCTCGATCTCTCGCATGTTTGCTCCCTCACAGATCGAACCCCTTGCGCTCCAGTTCCTCGTTCATAGCGACGAGAACCTGTTTCGCGCGCTCAAGGCCCGCATTCAATCCGACCATGCGCCCGTACTCGAAGGCGTCACGGCCTGCGGGCTTCCCCAGCGCTTCCCGTGCGAGCATAGCTTGCTCGGTCTCCAAGCGCTGGAGAAGCATCGCGATGTTCACGCCGAGGTCTTCCCCGACTTGCCTTCCGCCGCGATCTTCTGGCCCATGGCGAGCAGCTTGTGGCGCGGGGTGTTCTCGGCGTTGGTCGCCGGTGCCTTGCCCTTCGGCGTGGCGGTCTTTGCGTTGTTGTCGGCCATCGTTGTCACTCCTTGTTGGCTGCGAGGCGTTCCCGCAGCGCGTAGCCTTCGAGCGGCCAGAGCTGCCGCACCGCGTCTTCATACGCAAAGGTGCGGCCTTTTTCAGCATCGAAGTTTTCGGGGCTGGCCGGCGCGCTCTTGCCGACCACGACAAAGCCGTTCGCCATCGTCACGAGGCACAGCGTCAGCAGCCCGTCGTGGACGACGAAATCGCACTTCGCAATCTTGCCCTCGATCTGGGCCAGCGTAACGCGCGCGTGGGTGGCGCCTGCGGCGCCGACGGCTTCTGTTGCTTCAAGTCCGGCAGTGCTCATGCCATTGGCTCCTTACGGTTGCGGGTTGAACCCGGGGTTCTGCGATACCCCGGCCACGCGGTCCACCTCCGCAAGGTAGACCGCTGTCTGGTTGTCCTCTTGGTTCATCGCCCGGCGCGCGGCGATGTCGGCCAGCTCGCGCTGGGTGTCGCCCTGCTCGGCCAGCGCGGCCAGCTGCGCGTCGAGCTGGAGCTTCGCGGCGTCGTTGGCCGCCTTCTGCTGCAACTCGGCGGCGTCGTTGGCAGCGGCCTGCGCGGCCTGCTGCTGCTTGAGTTGCAGGTTGCCCTGATCCAGCTGCGCCTTGCGCTGTGTCTCGGCAGCGAGCGCTGCGACAGCGGGGTCTTGCTGCGGCTGCTGCGCGAAGGACTGGAGCAACTCCTGTGCCTTCTGTACGGCCTCGGGCAGCTGGGCAAACACCTCGGCGGCCTGCGTCGCCACCATCGCCGACGCCTCGGCGAGCATGCGGTCGAAGGCCTGCTTCTCGTCGGCGGTCTTGTGGCTCTTCATCGCTTCGCCGACGTCGTCAAGACCAGTCACCTCGTTGGCGATGTCCAGCACGCTCGACGCGTACCACATGGCGATGTGCTCCTTAAGGTGATTGAGGATCACCGGCAGGTAGGTCGGGGCGAGCAGGTTGTTCATACCCAGTGCGGGCGACAGCATGAACGCCAGATGCGTCTTCAGGTGGGCTATGTGGTCTTGGTTCGGGAACGCCACCACCGGCTTGCCGAGCGTCGCGGCGACGTTCTCGTTCACCGCGTTCATTTCCTGCGGCTCGGGCGCCGGAGCCAGCAGCTCCTTGGGGTTCGGTATCTTCAGCGTGTCGAGGATGCGCTCCTCGACGCTGCGTGCGTTGTACAGCGCAGGGAACAGCTGGGCGCGCTGCGCCACGGCCTGCACCTGTGCGTAGCGCTGCGCCTCGCTGAAGATGTTAGGGTCGCTGACCGGCACGACGTCCATCGGGCCGTCGAAGTCCTTGCGCGTCGCCAGCTCCTCGCCGACCTCGGCCTCGACCTTCTCGTCGTCGAGGTACATCGCGTTGAGACGGTGCAGGATGCGCAACACCCGGGCCATGGCGTCGTGCAGCCGCGCGTGGATCGCACTGAACACGACCATGCCCTGCTCGATCTTGGCCAGCGTGGTGCCGACCGGCGCGTTCGGATTGCCATCGGCGATGTCTTCCATCGACGTGCGGACGACGTTGTTGCCCGCCTCGACGAGGAAGCCGAGCAGCTGGAACAGCGTGGCCGACGGCGGGTTGAACGGCATCGGCATGTACAGCTTGCGAATGTCGTCGGCGACGACGCCGCCCTCGACCTCGACGATCTCGGTCGGGCTGACGGTCAGGCTCTGGCCACCCATGCTGCTCTTGAGCTTGATGCCGGCGGGCACGTTCTGGATGTGCGCGCTGTCGAGCAGGGCGCGCAGCGCGCCGGTGGCCGCCGCGCTCAGGCCCGCGATCATGTGCGACAGGCCGATGGGGTAGGCGCCACGCCACGGGATGAAGGGGAACTCGACGAAGTGCTGCAGCTCTTCGCGGTTCTCGTCTTCCTCGTCCCAGTTGCGGTAGATCGACAATACCTTGCCCGACGCCTTGTCGATGCTCAGGATATACGGCGCCGGGCCGTCGCCGCCCTCTTCGTCGTCCTCGATGGTGACAGTGGCGTAGACCTCGAAGATCGTGCGCAGGCCGTCCTCGTTGTAGCTGGTCTGCTCGCGGCCCTCGATCTTGTCGTTGGCAACACCAGACGCCGACAGCTCAGGCTCCATGCCCGCCGACGACAGGTCGACGTCGCGGTACATGCCGCTCCTGACGCGGCGCTGGTACTCCTGCTCGGTCAGGTACTGGACGTGGGTCTTGCGCTGGGCGCTGTAGAAGTTGGTGGCCGCGAATGGCAGGTACATATCGTCGATGGCGACGAACAGGAAGTCAGGCCGGTTGCGGTCCTCCAGCCAACTGGCCTTGAGGTACTGCGCGCCGCCCAGCGGCACCTGCGTGAGCAGTTGCTCCAGTTCGCTGCGGAAGCCTTGGCACTGCACGGTCAGCTGCCAGTTCATCAGCGCGGTTTTGCGCTGCGCCTTGGCCAGCTTGGCGCCGGTGGTCTCACCGGGGATGAAGTCTTTCGCCGGCCCCTCGGGCGGGAACAGCTCCTTCATCGCGCGGGCGGCGAAGTCGACGGTGGCCGTGACCAGCATCGGGTGGACGACGCGGCTGGCGCCTTGGAACGAGGCGCCGCCCGGAGCGTCGTCGGCGAGGCCGGTGCGACGCAGGCCTTCCTCGTACTGCTCGTCGCGCTTCTTGCGGGCGTCCTTGTCCTTGGCGATCAGGTCGAGGAGGGCGGACGACAGCCGCGACAGCGCGGTCTCGGGGATGACCTTTTCGGCGAGGTTGTCGTAGAACGCGCTGTCGGCAGGGCGGGCGCGTTCGTCGCCCAGAGTGACGATGGCGCCGCCGTCGGGCGTGTCGACGACGTCGTTATCCTCGCCCTCGACTTCGATCATTTCGCCTTCGGGCAGGTCGTCTTCGTCGTCCATGAGGTGCCCTTATGCCGAGTACGGGTTGCTGACAGGCCCGCGTGGCGGGACATCAAGCGACTTCTTTGCGGGCTTTACCACAGATAGCAAATTCTTGTCCAGCGCCAGCCGGACGGCCTGCGTCAGCGCGTCGACAGCGTCGTCGTGCTTGATGCTGCCCTCGCCGGTGAACGCGCAGACCTGCGCCAGCATCGGCTCGACCCACGTGCGCGGACGGCCCGGGTACTTGTCGCTCTCGGGCAGCCAGACGCGCCGCCGGGCGAAGACGTGGCTGACCATGTGCAGCCGCGCCAGCTTGTCGACGCGGCCCGGGTTGTAGGCGTAGGCCTCGATCCCCTCACGGGCGAGCATCTGGCGCAGGCTGATGCCGCTGCCCTTGTCCTCGATCAGGCACAGGTCGGGTTTGCGGCCCGACGTGATCGGCTTGGCGCCGCCGTACATCGGCTTGATGAGCGCGGTGTCCTCGTCGTCGCCGTAGGCCACGTTCAGTTCGCGCTTCACCCGCTTGATGAGGTCGGGCATCCCTAGCTGGTCCGCCCAGAAGTCGAGCACGATCAGGTGGGTCGCGCCCTCCTTGTCGCGGAACACGCCGATCACGACGCACGCGGTGTCGTCCGCTGAACTGGACTTCTTGTCGTAGGTCGCCTCGGTGAAGGCCGTGTCGAGCGACAGGATGATGAACTCCAGCTTCGGCAGCGGCTTCTTCGCAGGCCACAGCCGGAACCAGCTGCGCTTGATGATGCCCGCCTCTTCCGGGTCGATTAACTCCCCGCTTAATTCTTGCCGTCCGAGAACGGTGCCCTCGTATTGCGCGATCTGGTCGAAGAAGCTGGTCGGCAGGTTGGCCTTGTTGTCGTAGGTCGAGCCGCGCACGATCACGCGCCCGGGCTTGGGCTGGCTGAGTTCGCGGATCAGTTCCTTGGGCCTAGGTGTGGTCGTCCACAGCACCTGCGGGTGCGGACCGAGGCGCAGACCGAACATTGCCATGTCCCACGTCTCCCTGTCCCGCTGCCACGCGGCCAGCTCGTCAAGCCACGCGCGGCAGGCCTGCGGCCCGCGCAGTCGTTCGGGCTTCTCGGCGGTGAAGCCGCGCGCCGTCGCCGTGCCGCCCGCGATGTTGCGAATGGTGAAGGTCAGGTCAGTGCGGTTGTAGTCGACGATCAGTTCGGGCGGGACGACATTGAGCAGGCCGCTTTCCCCCTCGAAGCAGGTGAACTTGACGTCGCCGTAGGTCGGCGCGATGACGTAGCTGTCAAAGCCGCTGGGGTCTTCGAACATGGCCCGGGCGAGCCACTCGGCGCCCACGCGCGATTTTCCAAACCCTCTGCCGGCCATGTAGCCGCACTCGGTCCACAGGTCTTCCGGGGGTATCTGCGCGGGGCGCGCGGTCTGGGTCCACGCCAGCTGCCACCTGAGGTAGGCCAGCTGTTCTGGCGGCAGGGTAGCCAGCACACGGGGGTCGGTGAGGTCCGTTGTCACACGAACTCGGTGCCGTCGTCCTTCGGCTCTTCAGGCTTGCGCGCGGCGGCTCGAAGGCCTGAGGCCAGCGCGGTGATGGCCTGCGGATCGGCGCTGTGCTTGACGCCGACCTCACCAGACAGCTGGGTCTCGACCTTGTCGCCGTAGCGCTTGGGGTCCCAGCGGGCAAGCAACCAGCGGCGGGTGTCGATCTGGAGCTTGCGGTGCCCGAGAGCGTCCTCGGTGACGGTCTCGGTGCCGTCCTCACTGACCTTGACGCGCTTGCCCTCGACCGGGGTGTCGGCGATCTGCAAGGTTTCGAGGGCGATCTTGTCGAAGCCATCATCCCGCGCGGCTGCGTACGCGTTCGCAAGGGCTTGGTCGGCGGCGCACCAGTCCCGCCACACGGTCGGATGCGGATATTCCTTCCCCCTGCGGCAGATTTCAGCGAGCGGGGTGCCTTCGCGCAGTCCTTCGAGGATGGCCTCCTCGATGGCTCTCGTACGCTTGGTGGGCATGACCATGATCTGCGTGCTCCGAATGGGTGGACAGTGCTTCCAGACACCACCCGAGATAACACCGACAAGCGCCGGGTTCAAGCCTCACAGATACTCCGACGCCACGTCGCCTCCGCGTGCCGTGAAAGCCTCCATCGCCTTCTCCGCCGCGCTGAGCACATCTGGCCGGTTCTCGACCAGCCAGCCATGTTCGTGGCTCCGCGCAAAACGCGTTCCGTTCCACGCCAGCCACAGATTGCCCCGGCCAGCGCCCGGCTTGCGCCGACAGACGCGCACGTGCGACCAGCCCTTCCTGCCCTCCTTGCAGAAGACGCCCCACACCTGACGCCCTCCCACCACGTCCTCGACGTGCGTCCAATCATCCGAGGGTTCGATAACTCTGCTGCGACCGCGCATGGCTGTCCTCCATAGAAATCTCCAAAGGGGTTGTAGCTTTGTTTCCCGAAGGTTGCAACTTCTGAAACGCCCGGCGGAGTGTCACGCCACCTCGTGTGACACGCGGCGGAAAATGCGTCACGTCACATCTGCAACAGCTCGGGTGTCACACGGTAACGCCATGGGGGCCTTATACTACGTATAAGGCGCCCCTACGTGTGACGTGACCGTGTGACACTTCTCCCGACCTGCTACGCTGCTGCAGCAAGCCACGTGTGACAGGTGTGACACGTGTTACATCACTTGCAAAAATCTGCAAAACAGCCGTTGACACCCCGAACCAAGTGCTTTACTCCGGGCTTCAGCAACGAAAGGAACGCACCATGTGCAACCAGCCCAACTGCCACCACACCGACCTCGACGACGATCTCTCCGACCTCGTCGGCGACGCTTCGACCTTCGCTCGTGACGTCCTCGCCCCCTCGAAGATCACCAGCAGCGTTACCTTCGAAGAACCCTGTGACGCCTGCCGTGGCAGTGGCCGCTTCCGCTCGTACACGGGCCGGATCGTCGGCGAGTGCTTCAAGTGCAAGGGCGCCGGGGTGCGCCGCTACAAGCAGTCCGCAGAGCAGCGCGAGAAGGCCCGTGCGGCTGCCGCCGCCAAGCGTGACGCCGCAGCCAAGGTCGCCTCGGATCAAGCCGCCGCGTGGCTGGACGCCAACCCCACCGAAGCTAACTGGCTTCGCAGCAGCGCGCCGACGTTCGACTTCGCCCGCTCGATGCTCGATGCGCTGTGCAAGTACGGCCACTTCACCCCCAAGCAGGAGGCCGCCGTCCGCAACGCTGCAGCCAAGTCCGCCGCGCGCAAGGCGCAGTGGGCCACCGAGAAGGCCGAGCGCGAGGCCAATCAGGCCGACATCGCCATCGACCGGATCGCCGCCGCGTTCTCCGCCGCGCAGGCATCGGGCTTGAAGTGGCCGAAGCTGCGTCTGGCCGACTTCCTGTTCAAGCCCGCCCCGGCCACTGGCCGCAATGCCGGCGCGATCTACGTCCTCGACCACTACGACGTCTATTTGGGCAAGGTCGTCGACGGCAAGTTCAGCCGCAGCCGCGACTGCACCGCCGAGATCGAGCAGGCCGTCGTCGCGACCGCTGCCGACCCCCACGCTGCTGCCGTCGCCTACGGCCACCAGACCGGCGTCTGTGCCTGCTGTGGCCGCGAGCTGACCAACGCCGAGAGCGTCGCCCTCGGCATCGGCCCGATCTGCCGTGACAAGTGGGGCTGGGCCTGACGGCCCGCCCCGGCAACGAAAGGAACCACCCAATGCTCTACTTCCAGATCGACCCCGAGGTCTTCCAGAACGAAGGCCGCTATGTCGTCACCGACGTCGCGCACTACATCACCAACGACGACCGCCGCACCGGCGACTGGCTCTGCCGCTGCGACTTCCAGTCCTCCGAAGTCGCCGAGCAGATCGCCGACGCCGCCAACACGCGCATGGCCGGGCGTCGCCTGTTCACCCCCGTCGACAACGGTCCGTACGTGTCGCCCCGCTTCGACGTCGTGCGCGCCCCGCAGGTCGGCGACAAGGTCAGCTACGCCTTCAACGGCGACAGCTACCCCGACGGCACCGTGACCAAGGTCAGCACCAGCCTGCGCCGCGTCGAGACCAGCACCGGCTCGGTGTACTACCGCCGCAAGTCGACGGCCTCGTGGAAGAAGCAGGGCGGCACGTGGTCGCTGATCCACGGCTGGCACAACGACCGCAACCCGCACTTCTGACAGGAGACCGACCAATGACCGACGCCGCCCGCCTGCTGGAGACGATCCCGATCATCGTCCGCGACGCCCAGAACGTCGTCAACGCTGTTATCCCCGCGCTCGCCGCCGGGCGCCTCACCAGCGCCCAGCACGCGCAGGCCGTGGCCTGCCTGCAAGGCGCCCTGCGCGCGTTGGAGGAGATCAAGCCGGGGGCGTAGCCCTCCAAACTTTTCCGGTTGACAACCTAAACCAACCGCTTTAGGACTGGGTGCAGCAACGAAGGAGACGACACTGTGAACCGCAAGATCGACCTCTACCGCGTCTGCCGCACCGACAAGGGCCGCATCGCCTACACCGAGTACCTGTGCTCGACCAACTGGGCGCGCACCTGCCGCGAGGCCGTCGCCCGCTTCCATGAGATCAACACGAGCGAGAACCGCGTCCCCCTCCACACCGAGATCAAGGCGCGGTTCGCATGACCGACACCATGTTCCCAGTACCAACCGGCATCGACCGCGCCCTCCACGCCTTCCTGACCGACTGGCTGACGTGGGCCGAGGCGGGGGCGCCCGACCACCCCGTGTTCTTCCCCGAGGCGGGCTTGTGCAGCAACGCCCGCTGGTGGGGCGAGGAACACGGCATCGGCATCGACATGGACCTTGCTTTCATGGACATCTTCGGCGGAGAAAGCTACCAGTTCGGCTGCAAGGCGTTCTACGAGAGATCGCGCAACCGTACACAGCACCTCGACCCCAACCGGCTGGCGTGGGTCCGCGCGGTCCTCGCCGCCAACCCCGAGTCCATCAGCAACACGGAGGACTGACACCATGACCCGTGCTATCGCTCCCCGCGAACTGCCCCGAGGTGCCGCCCGGTGGCGCCGCAACCCGCACTTCTGACAGGAGACCGACCAATGCTTATCCCCGCGATCTACGAGTACGCTGGCTTCCTCTACCGGATAGACGGGACGCTGCGCCACATGACCGCCACGCCGATGCCGGGGCAGCACCCAGCAGCCGGCAAGGAAAAGCACCGCCGCGCTGCCGTCGAGCAGTTTGTACAGGAGAACAACCAATGACCTTCGACCCCGACCGCTGGCTTGAAGAGGGCCGCGCCAACAAGCACCTCCTGCCCGACGGCGTCACGCTGCCTGAACCGGAGATCGACTACGAGGCGTGGCGGCCTGCGCTGCGCGCCTACCACACCTCGCGCCGCTGGGCGCACGACCCCGATGTGCTGACGGACAACGACAAAGCGATCATCCGCGCCTTGATCGCCGCCTACGAGCACGCACCCAAGGCCGCCACACCGGGCAGCAAGGATGGCTGGATCGTCCACTACGGCGGGCCGTGTCCGGTGGCACCAACCACGCGGGTCGACGTTGAGTTCCGAAGCGGAAAACACGGGCGCCCCGGCCTGCAGGCGGGCCATTGGGTTTGGGAATATAGTGTTGGCTGCACCTACCCGTACGACATCGTCGCCTACCGCGTCGCCAAGGAGGACTGACCCCATGACCGACCTCGAAGCATGGCGCCCGGCGCTGGACGCGTTTTACATCGCCTACGGCTGGGCACCGTCCCGACCGGGCGACGACCTGAGCAGGAGCCAGATGCTCGCCGGACTGCGCGCTGCCTTGGCCGTGGCCCCCGAGACGGACGACGGCTTGGAGGCGTGGCGCCCGGCGCTGAACGCGTTCTGCGCGGCCATTGACTGGCCCGCCGTGCCCGACGACGTCCCCATGACCTACCAAGCGGGTAGTGTCGACGCGCTGCGCGCAGCCCGGGAACACCAGCCGTGCGCCGACTGATCGAGTGGCTCTGGCCACTGACCTTCCCGCTGTGGCTGGTCCTGTTCGCGGTCTTCGCTGTGCTCACCTTGCTGGCCGACGGACTGTGGTGGCTAGGGTCGCATATTTCCCGCTTGACACGTTAAACCAAAGGCTTTAGACCGACCTTCATCAGCAACGAAGGAGTTACCCCATGATCCTGAACATCGGCCTCGACGTAGCCACCGGCGGACGTCTCTGCATATCGGACGTCGCCGCTGTGCTGCACCAGCACCACGTGCCCGTCCTCGCGATCCGCGAGCACCACAGCGACACCGAGGCGACTGCGGTTGTCCGCCTGTCCTGCATGCCCGAGGTCATCGCAGCGGCCATGGCCGCCGCCTACGGCATCGCCGAAGACCTCGGGCAGGACTGCATCGCGATCTACAACCCGCTGATCGCCGTCGGCCAGCTCATCGGCCCGCGCGCCGACAAGTGGGGCATGTTCGACCCTTCCTGCTTCCTGCTGCCCGACGGCTCGCGTCTGGCCGAGAAGATCGGCGCGTGACCCTTAAGCACGCCATCCTGATCGTCGTGGTCTGGGCTATCGCCCTGCACATGCTGGAGCGGGTCGCCGCCGGCGTGTTGCAGTGCGCGGCGGCCCAGACCTGCCCCAACCAGAACAAGGACTGATACCATGGACAACTACACCGCAGTGGGCCTCGCCGAGGGGTTCATCGAAGCCGAGGACGAGGATCAGGTCATCGCCGCGTGGCAGCACCTGCACGACACCGGCCTCGCCTATCAACTTCAGGGCTTCTTCGGGCGCACCGCCCAGCACCTGCTCAACGAGGGGATCATCGCGTGAACAATCTCAGCTGGCTCATTCTGGCCGCCGACACCGCCGGTAGTTTCAAGGGCGTCGCCCTTCTCGGCGCTATTGCAACAGGCGTGGCGGTCCCTCTCGTGGCGATGCTGCGCGCGGTGGACGAGGACGAGGACGCGTTCCCGCGCGCACCTCGCGGCCTCCTGATCGCCTGCGTGTCCCTCGTCGTGGCCTCGGCCCTGATCCCCAGCAGGGAGACGATCTACGCCATCGCGGCCTCCGAGGTCGGCGAGGACGTCCTCCAGTCGAAGACCGGCGGCAAGGCCGTGCAGGCCCTCGACGCGTGGCTCGACAAGCAGATCAAGGAGACCGGCCAGTGAACGACATAGACAACCTGCTCGGCACGGTCATCTTCCTGCTGGTCGTGATCGCCCTGCTCCAGATCGAACGGAGGTAGCCGTGGACAACATCGACGTCTTCGAGCTGCGCGTCACCCGCTCCGATGGGCGGGCGATGTCCGCCAGCCACGCTGTCAGCAAGGACGAGCAGCGCTACATGCGCCCGACTACCATCGGCGCCGTGCTGCGCATCAACGACGAGACCATCGTCCTGCCCCAGCGCGTGCTGCGCGGCATGCTCAGGCTGCTGGAGGACGCGCAGTGAAGATCGACCGGGCCATCACTGCCTACCTTGATGGACTAGGCCTGCCTTACACCGTCGATGCGACCAAGCGGCACGCCCTGATCCGCGTCAACGGCAAGGCAGCCACCACTGTCAGCCGCGATGGCGGGCACAGCGACCGTAGGGCCGTGACCAACGCGCTGAAGCAGATCGAGCGCTTTCTAAGGAGCAATCAACCATGACCGACGACTGGCGCTTCTACACAGCGGCCTTCGCCGCTGCCGCACTGGCCCGCCTGCTGGCGTGGCTGCTCGACGGCTACGAGGACTGGCGGGCGTGATTTTCCTGTTGACACTCTCTAAAGCATCTGCTTTATGAAGCGCAGAGCAACAGAAGAGGAGGGCCACATGGCCTTTGATGTTTACGACGCAACCGTCCGTCAGGTCCACGCTTACGAGCGCCACCTGTTCGCGCCCCACAACCCCGCGCAGTTCCGCAACGCGGCGCAGCACGCCCGGACGCTTGGCGCGGCCAACGGCATTACTTTCGAGACCGTGTCATCGAGCGAGCACCGCTTCGGCGAGGCCGTCTTCGTCTACCCGCCGAGCAGCATCGACAACCCGGTCGATGATCCGTGGTTCGACTGCCACTGCGCCGACAACTGGGTCGATGCTGCCGGGCGTGTCGACGCCTACGCCGCGATCCTGCGGGATAACTATTAAAGTAGCTGCTTGACAGCACCGGAACGGGCGAGTAGCCCAGTCTCAACAGCAACGGAGACGACGACATGACCAAGTACTACGAACTGACCGACGAAACCCGCGAGTTCTGCGGACGGACCTTGTACCGCATCCGCTGCGTCACGGCGATGGACGCTCTTGGGGTAGCCGTCGGCGATCTGGGCGGCTGGGTGCAGAGCGAAGCCAACATTGCCCAGAACGGCAGGGCATGGGCGCACGAACACGCGACTGTGTGCGCTGGCGGCACCATCGAGGGCGGCACCATCTGGGGCGGCACCATCGAGGGCGGCACCATCTGGGACGGCACCATCGAGGGCGGCACCATCGAGGGCGGCACCATCTGGGGCGGCACCATCGAGGGCGGCACCATCTGGGACGGCACCATCGAGGGCGGCACCATCCGGGGCGGCACCATCAACTTCGTCCTGACTGCTCAGCGCAGCGATGGCTATATGTTCGTGGTCAACCCGACCGAGGATGTTCTGCGAGTGACCGCAGGGTGCAGATATTTCACTTTCCCCGAAGCTCGCGAGCACTGGGAACGGACCCGGGGCGGTACGCTGCTGGGCGACGAGACGATGGCCATCCTCGACTTTCTCGAAGGACAAGCCCGTCGTCACGGCCTGATTAAGGAGATCGAAGCGTGAAGGCTGTGTCCGATCAGGAGCTGATCCGCGCCGACCTGCTACGCGCCAAGGCCCAGCTGGCCATGGCCGTGGGCGAGATCGACGACCTGCTGGCTCGCCCCGATGCCGAGCTGATCTTCGCGATGAAGATCAGGGCGCGCGGGCCGGCCACGGGTGCCAACCCGGCCAAGCGCGCGCTGGCCTTCGTCAAGGCCGCCTACGGCTACGCCCGGCGGACCAAGATGGCCGACGCGCAGGCCAGCGCCATGGCGTCGCAGGCGGAGAAGCCGTTCCAGCGGCTGTTCGCCCAGCGCTACGCGCCGCTGCCCAAGGCCAACCCGGCCCGGGGCGCACTCATCAACGGACGGCCCGCGTGGCAGGTCGTCGAGGAACGCAAGGAGACTGCCCGATGCCCCGTCTGACCTTCCCGCTGGCCCTGTGCGCCGTGGCCGCCGCCTGCTCCGCTGACCCCGCCTACGCAGGCGAGGTGTACGGCCCGGTAGTCCCCGAGGTCTACGCACCGTACCGGCAGGAACGGGCTGCGACGCAGCGCACCGAGGTCGACCCTCTGGCCGCCAAGCGCCGCACGTTCAACCACTGGCGCTATGCCGGATGGGCGATGGCGGCGGCGGACATCGCCAGCACCCAGCGCTGTCTGAAGCGCGAAACGTGCAAAGAAGGCAACCCGCTCTATGGCGAGAACCCCTCGACGGGAAAGATGATCGCGATCCGCCTGCCGCTGGAGGTCGCCATCGACTTCGCCGCCCGGGAGGTCTTCAAGACCGATCCCGACGCCGCCCTCCGCATCATCCAAGTCAAGACCATCGGCACTGGCGTCGTGGTTGGCTTGAACCTGAGGTATTGAGCCATGACCCTACTCGAAACCCTCCGCGCCCTTGCCCCGGTTGTGACGCCGGGGCCGCTCGTAGCCGACGAAGACCCCTGCGACAGTCGGGACTACAAGGTGTTGGTCACAACCAAGGGCACTCGTTCCTTCCGGGGTACTTGGGTGATGCGCGCAGAGCACAACTGGACGGATGCGGATTACAGTGAGCGTCGCATCTCATGGAAAGAGGCTGAGTCCAACGCTTCTGCCACAGCCCTGCTGTTGTCCAACCTCCCCGCCATCATCGCCGCGCTTGAGGTGGTCGCACTGGTGCGGGACGAGGATTGGCTGGCGGAGAGGATCAGCGACAGCCTCGATGTTGACTGGCGACCGATTGACGCAGCCCGCGCCATCATCGCCGCTTTGCCTAAGGAGGAAGTGTGATGGCCTACAAGCCC